CGCAGGTTTATCATCTTCAGGAAAATATCCCATTGTTGGAGTTGATTCTTCAAAATCTAAGTTTTTTTCCTTGTAAGTTGGCTCATCACCTTTTAAATATTCAAACATATTGCGTTGCAAATGATGAGAGTGCATTATTCTTGAAAAATCGTATTTTTTTAATAGACTATTATACATTCTTAGTTCAAGTGGAGATAGTGTTTTTCCCTCCTTTTCTACGACTGTTTTCTTATTATATAATTTATTTAATAAATCCAAATCACTTTGTGACAGTAAGTTACCATTTCCTTTTGATGCAAATTTTAGTAAATTGTATTTTTCATCTACATTCGTCCATTTTCTTATAACACACGTGTTATTTTTTACAAACCAATTATTATCAACATTGCCGATGCTGGTAGAAACAACAACAATAGTTTCTTTGTTATTGCTATCTTTTAAAACAGTAATAGCCAACGGACCATATTCATTTTCAGGTATATTTAAAATTGTTCCGCATTTACCAGTTTCAGCGTCCCACACGCGCAGAGTTCTGTCCTCTGGACAGACAGAGATAATTCTTCGCCCATCAGGACTAAAAGAAACAAAACCGACACCGCCATTATGTCCTTTAAGAGTATTAACCAATTCACCAGACTTAATGTCCCACACTTTCACAGACTTGTTGCTAAACCCCGATGCAATTTTCTCCCCATTGGGACTAAATGCTAGTGACACTGCTCTGTCACTGTTATAATCTGACCCCTTTAAAGTCGCCAAACAGGCACCAGACTCGGCGTCCCACACTTTCACAATGTTGTTCGTCCCCGATGCGATTCTCTTATCATCTGGACTAAATGCTACTGATGTAACACCATGATAGAGTCTATCAAAAACACGTCTATTATTAAATTTTTTTATTATCACACCAGTCTTAGCATCCATAATAAATAATTCGCCCTTATCGCAGCCTGCCAAAATTTTAAGCCCATCATTACTAAATATTATTTGAAATACGTTATCCATAAATTCTTCTCCATTATCTTCTACTAATTTCTGTTGTTCCGACACCTTTTTACCAGTATTAGTGTCCCAAACGGTTAATGGTCTGTAACTAGTGTTTGCGCTCCGTGCAACTAGCTGTCCATTTGGACTAAATGCTGCTGCGAATACTCGTTTATCATAATGACTATTAACCAAGACCGGCGTTTTTAACTTGGCACCAGTTTCGGCACTCCATAATTTAATTTGTAAGTTGTCCCCCTCAGAAGCAATTTTTGTCCCATCTGGACTAATATACGGCATTTTCCCAGGATATGCAAAACGAACAACATTTTTATCTTCAATATATTGATATAAATTAGAACAATCGCTCATATAATATATATTAACATAATATATGAGATTTTTTAATAAGAAAACTAAAAAACTTAGACGAGGTGGAAAATATAATTTTGGTTATAATTTAATCCCAAATGCTAGCAAAGACAACTAAAATTTTATTCACAAGCTTACGGAAGAAAGGGCCTTCTTGGGTTTGGAGGAAAAACTAGAAAATATAAAACTCAAAAACGCAGGTAAGAAATACTCAGTTGCAAAAAAAAAATTATAAAAGGTATAACTAAAAACAAATAACCGTATTTTTTTAATTTCTGTAAAAACTGTTGAAACATATATCTTCTCTCTAAACGACGCACTCTGGATCGTCTATTAACAACATCATCATCTCTATTTATATAATCTGTTATTATTTGGTCTGGAAATTTTGGATCAACTTTTCTTAAAAACATGGTATGCCTATTTTTATCCAAAAAATCATTAATAAACAGCAAATCTTTTTTATCACCATCTTTAAAAACGTGAGGACTAGTTGCACTACTCATTCTAGACCAATCTGCAGCATGTGTTACAGATTGTTTAACTTCATTGAGTTTATTTACCGCTTTTAACATAATTGCAAAAATGCTTTCATTTGCAACATCACCACTGCATATTAGTGTGTAAATATTTGTATTTATTCTAGAGTATGTAAGACATCTATTTGCATCTTCTCTCTTCATTGTGAACCAAGGATCGTTTGCCAAATGAGATTCCTCTTTTAACATCTTTAAGTTGGCTCTATTGCAGAACTGAACATTCCACCATGCCTTTCGCCAGTTCATAATAGTTTTTGAATAATTCTCAAAGAATAATTCTCGGAATTTTAAAGGAGAGATAATGGGAACACATGAATCAGTTAAAAAACAGAACCATTGATTCTTTAAATCGTGATTCATTGCAAAAGACATTAATGCTAAATAAGCAGGAACAACGTGCATATAATTTGTTTCAACTATACATTTTGGATGAATTGCATGTTTCCTAATCCATTCAGATTTTATATCAGAATAAGTTTTATAATGAAAATAAACATTAATAATATCTTTATTTGGCTCAATCCAATCTATCCAAATTTGTTCTTTATTTACAACGTGCGAATAACTAATAATAAAACATAATGCAACTTTCATTTGACTAAAATTATTATATGTATATCAAAAAAATACATATAACAAACGATTCTCTAAGGCTTTAAAATGTAAACAGCATCAATATAAAGTGCTAATAACATTGGGAATTGCCATGCATTAAACATACGCTTCTTATCATTATCTTCAAAAAATATAGCTCTTATAAAAATATAAAAACTCAAAATTAATGTAATGAGCAAAGATATTTTAAACAACAATGCAAAAGTTGCATTTTTCATGTGTTATTTTATGTAGATATTAAAAATTTAAAATAGTGATTTAAATATTATTATGCAATGATGGACCTCTACTAAATGACAGTCGTTGCACATTTTTTTGACTTCCAATTGGTGATACAATTTGTGAGTTACGAGAAGATATTCTTCCCGAAACATGTGGAGTAAATACAGTATTTTGATTAAAGGATGGTCTTGGACTTTTGCTGTAAAAATGGTGAATATCCTCATTCATATGAATGGGTGGATGATTAATTACATTATTCTCTAGATTTTGCATTGGTTGGTTTTTGTTAGAATAATGTTCTGACCAAATTTGATATGGTGTCTTTTTTTCTTTAGAACTCTTTCTAGCAAAAAATATGCAAGCAACAACAACAATTAACGCAACAATGATGCAACCAACAACAACTCCAATTGAAACATTTGAAACTCCAGGTTGTGAATTAGATGCACTATTTATAGACGACACTCCGCTTGCAGTAGTTGGGTTCAATGTTAATAATGCTTGCGTTGGGATATTAGTTGGTTGTGGGGTTGGTCTAAAACTGGGAGTAATAGTTGGCTGAACACTTGGTTGTTGAGTTGGAGAAGCCGTATTTGGTCTTTGTGTTGAAGATGCTTGCTGACTAACAGTTTTCAATAAACTTGGTGCTGGAGTTGCATGAATTGTTGGTTTCACTGTTGGCGGTGGAGTTGTCATGCTAAACATTGAGACTGTTGGAATACGCGTTGGTGGTATATTACTCTGAATAGTTGGTCCACTAGAAAATACAGCCCAGCTAAGACCATTTCCAGGAATCATTGTGGGTGGTCCTGCAATTGTTGTTGGGGTTTGAGTTGGACGAACTGATGGACGAGGAGTAGGATTTCTTGTTGGAATTACAGTGGGAATTCTAGTGGGGACCCTTGTAGGAAGTCTTGTAGGAACTCTTGTAGGCAACGCAGTTGGAGCCCGGGTCGGGCGAACTGTAGGCACAACACTTGGTGTTCTTGTGAGACGAATGGTTGGTGCTCTTGTTGGTCCAACAGTTAAAATAAATGTTGGTCTTCTTGTCTGTGTGGCAACCGGGACTGTAGTTGGAAATCTAGTTACAGGCATTCTTGTTGGTATCAAACTAGGAGTTCTTCTAGTTGATGTTCTAACTTGACTTCTTACTGGACGTCTTCTTCTAACTTGGTTTCTAGCAGGTCTTTTAATAGATGGTCTAGGCGTAGGAATGCCATCATCGGTTACAACAAAGGTTTGAGTTGGTCTTATAGTGGGTCTTCTAATTGGTGCTTTAGTTCTTCTTACTCTTCTTCTAGATGGTCTTGGAGTGGGAATGCCATCGTCTGTTACAACAAAAGTTTGAGTTGGTCTTCTAGTTTGTCTTAAAACTGGACGTCTAGTAGTTATTGCAATTGAATCATCTGTTGAAGAACGTGGTGTTATCGGACTTGGTTTTGCTTTAGGTTTAGGTTTAGGTTTACTTTTAGTAGCTGGTCTTGTTCTTGGTTTTGATGTAGAATCGTCATTTGTAATTGGAGCACGAGTAGAATCATCATTTGAAACTGGAGAACTAGTAGCATCATCGTTTGAAACCGGTGTTCCTGGACGAGGTTTTGATTTTGTTCTAGTTGGGCGGCTTTTTGTTATTGGAGGTACTGGTTTTGTTTTTGAGTTTTTAGTTTGACCTCTTAAATTAGTAGGCCTTTTTCCTGGTGTCGGCTGGTTGCAATTTCCTCTATTTCCACCAATATTCTTCTTTAACCAATCTCTTCCTTTATTTACTGGATTTTTAACAACATTGTTAGTAACATTATTTACTTTATTTGCAAAGTCATCAAAAATATTACCACATGGAGTCGGAGCTTTAGCTGAATCATCATTTGAGCTTGGTGGTTTTGTACTAGCATTTTTAACTCTTCTTGGAGGTCGCGTCCCTTTTCCTAAAGGCTTAGTTTTGCTGGATTTTGTTCCTTTTGTTCTTGTTTTTGTTCTTGTTTTTGTTGCGGGGCTTGGTTTAGTTGCAGGATTTGGTTTTGTTACAGGGGTTTTTGGGGGTGTTGCAACAGGCACACGTGGTTTTTTTCCACCCGTTTTAACGTTAGCTTGAGAAATTGCAGCAGGTTTTGTCTTTTTTACAAGACCTCCGACAGAACCAACCCTAGGCTTAATCTTTAACTTAGTTTTAGCTCCTTTTTTCTTTCCATTGCAAAAATTGCTTAATCCATTCTTTAAACATTGAAGCCCCTTTTTTATAGCAAGTTGTTTTGCTTTTGCTGCAGCAAGTTGTCCAAGACCAGCAGCACCGCCAGTTTTTACAACAGCGGCAACTTTTAAACCAACTTTTGCTATTTTAATAAATCTTTTTAGTTTTTTGCGAAGAATTCTGCGACTTGATGGATAGGAAGAAACAATATAGCGATTGTTTGATGTCTGTATAATATATTTAGAAGTGTGATGATTAAGTTTGCGATCGTTTAGTTGTGGTGCAAGATATGTATATCCATCACCGGGACATAAATTTCCTGCGGGACAAGGTAAACAATTGTATGTACCAGTATCCGTTATTCCACAATAGTTTCTAATTGAACATTTACCAAATGTTAAATCAGAACAAACTGATTGTTGGAGATAACAGCTAGTTTGGTGACATAACAAAGCAAATAATATAGCTTTGAATATCATGATATTACTTTATAATATATACTTAGAATAAAATATTTAAGTGATTAACATATAACAATATATGCAAAAGTGAAATAAAAAAATTATACCAAATAATATTAAATAGAAATGAGAATATTTCTAATAATGGCGTTAATCTTACGATTCTTAAACAAAAATATTGCATCAAAAGTAGTTGGAATGCAAAGTGTTCTTCCAAGAATAATTAAACCTCAAATGCACGCAGAAATAGATACAGAACAGTGTATTATAAATATAAGAACAAATAAATGGATATGCAATGACAATGCGTTGTATTTAAAAGAAAATGAATTTATAAAAGACAAAAAGCTAATATCCATATCTCCTGGAGGATTAAAAGGGTTTTACATGCTAGGAACAGTGGCATTTATTAAAGAACATTATGTATTGGATAACTACATTTTTTCTGGAGCTTCGGCAGGTGCATGGAATTCCCTTTTTATGACATATAAAAAAGAGCCAATAGAACTGGCATATGAATTATTGGACGACAAGTTGAATAACGCTGTATCCATTATTGATTTAGAATATATGATAAAATACAAGATATTGAACAAGTTTAAAACAGAAGATTTTGACTTAAAAAAATTGTTTGTTGGTGTAACTAGTTTTGATTATATGAAAATTAAAACAAATATTTTTTCAGATTTTGAGAGTCTTGAAGATGCCGTTAATAGTTGCGTTGCAAGTTCGCATATACCATATATAACTGGAAATAGTTTTTTAAATAAATATCAAAACATGAATGGATTTGATGGAGGATTTAGCAAGTATCCATATTTGAGTGTAATAAAACCATCTTTGCATATAACGCCAAGTATGTGGAAGGATGTAAAAGATTTTAATTTATGCGACGACCAGAATATTAATGCCAGAAAATACATTGAAAAGTTGTTAAAAATGCCAATGCAAGTGTCGGATTATACTACATTATTTTCAAGAAGCAAATTTAACTTTGTTGAGTTGTATGATAGAGGATATAATGATGCAAAAAATAATAAGGATATTTTAGATAAAATTTTTAACATCAAAATGGATTAAAAAATTGAATATTTTTATATTTATTTGAAATAAATATAAATCATGCAAGAAATTCTAAGAGAGAATTTGATTCCAGGTAAAGAGTATTATTTACAATCTTTTGAAGAGTCATGTTTGCCTCCACATAAGTCATACAAAATGATTGCAAAATTTGAAAAGTTGAAACAAGCAATTGATTGGGAATGGGCGTGTTTTACTAATTTTAGAAAGATTGAAAATAGGAATAATCCAGCCCCAACTTGTGGTTATTGCGTAGAGTTAAATCTTTGTTGGAGATTCTATGAAATATCTCAACACAAAGTGCAAAAAAATATGGAGAACCGAGCCTATAATATGGTTTTATTAGACCTTATCCAGGATGAGTATTTTAAGCCAATAGATGTTTTATAGGAGTTTGTCTAAAAGGAGACCACTTCCAAGTCCTTAAGATTCCAATATTCACAACCACCACCAGGAGTTGGACGCCGAATAATAAACGGAATTCTTTTTTGCATGAGCTCCAACTCTGCAATTAAATATCCATCAATAACATTTTCTGGAACCTTTACAAACGCCTTTGCCCCAGAGTTAATTTGCTTTGCTCGTTGTCCAATTACACGAGTTCGCTCATATTTAGTCAAGAAAGGAATTGTTTTGTGGAGGTCGTCAATTACATTGTTTGCTGTATCACGAATAACTTGCGTCAAAACAGAAATCTCTTCATAATTATTAACTGCACATTCTGGGTGAAAATCAAGAATATAATTTTTATTGATTTCAGCATTAAATTTTTGTAGGTATGGTGTTTGATAATCGTCATCATCTTCGTCATCATCACTATTTTCCATTGAACCGCCAACTAATTGTGCTTTCTTAGGCTTATGTGGTTTATCCTCTTCGTCAACATCATCTTCATCAGAATCATTGTCGGGTTCATCTTCATCGTCTTCTTCGGGTTCTGCGTCTTCTTCTACCTCTTCCTCGGCTTCGCTTTTGTCATCAATTTCACTTTTGTCATCTTCTTCTTCGTTATTTTCATTTTCAGATTGCTCTTCTTCTTCCTCATCAGAAGAATACAAAGGTTCGTCCTCTTTATCCATGCTTGTTATATTAACTAAAGATACTTTTATATTTGTTAAATCAATTTTTATTTTGTTTGGTTATTAAATCAAAAAAATAAAACGAACAAAAGATTCAATTAATAATAATCAGTTTTTAAAGATATTACTTTGCCTCATCGGTTTTCCAAACTGTGTCACAAGTTGAACACAAATATACATACTTCATATTAACATCGTCATAACGAATGTAAATAATTTCCCGTGGTTTATTGTGCGTATTGGTTTCACAATCTTCATTGGGACAAAGAATCTTGCTAACTCTGGGCAAAGTTGGGTCCAATTTTGTGTATTTATTTATGATATGCGAAAACTTTTGTTCTCCCTGAGAAAGTTGGATTTTTGAAACGGAAACATTATCAACATTTAACGTAGTATCTTCATTGCCACAATTTCTACAATAGTAAACTAACTTGTTGGGGTTTTCGCCATCAATGCGAATATAATACATATTTTGACATGAACTGCAGAAATGCATGGTTGTGTATATTATTACTTTACATTATTTATTTATGTCAATTTTTATTTGAAAGATTAATACCAAATTAAAATTTGAACTTGCTTTATTACGCGTTGTTCTTGATAATAGCGTCTTTGTATCTAATTAATAAATCAGGATAATTCAATTTAACATTCATATTGTACATGCTAGTGTTAATTTGAAATTCAGTTGGACATTCCTTTGCCTTTTTTTCTAAATACTTAACAATTGCATCATTGTGTTTAAAAAAGTGTTCTTTGACAACAGGATAAAAGAAGTTAAACTGTTCAGGATACACTCCAATTGTTTTATTGAAAATTTTAAGAATAGCAATATCAATGTTTTTATACTCTATAATTTTTTCATAAGATGTAAAATCGGAATGATTTTTTGTAACACCTGGCTCGTTTAAAAGAGGGTCTTTGCACAAGAGCGTGCATAAAGTAAGCAATAAAGTTGATATAGTTTGACAAGACGTCCATTGTTCTCCACGCCAAGTGTTTAAAATAGAAACACAAACCTTACCATTAGTATATAAATTTGGATTAAAACGAATACTTTCTCCATTAGTGCAGTAAATAACGTGTGGTGGGCTATGAGGATAATTTGTTGGGTATTTAATCTCAAAAAAATAGAATCCACCAAAATAGGGTGTCTCTGATGGTCCAATAATAAGTGCATATCCCTTCAACATATCTTCATCATCATGCATGTAATATATACCATTTTCATTTAATGGATTTTTAATAACCTGTTTTACATCACGTAAAAGACGATTTATAGTATCTTTTGTTAGAACAGATATTTTTTCAGACGACATGTTTGTTCAATTAATTATACAGATGCATTTATATCTATTTTCTCGTTAAACAATTACACGCGTTTAAATGATAATCATTATTGTTTATTTACAAAAGATAAAAAAAAATGAAATAGAAAAATGTTTATATATTATACCAACAAAGAAATGGAATCGCACCAATCTAATTTTAAAGACTTAACAGAATTTCTTGCAAAGCATAATGCGAGTTCTGAGAAACGAGAAGGTGTTACTGTTTCATTAACGCATACAAGAATACCTAGTAAAGAGCTCGGAATATATGGTGGTTCTTATATTATTCCAAAGGAAGATGAACCAACATTTTGGAAGCTTTATTATGAAGCAGTTTTTGTTCAACGAAAGATGGAATATTTGACAGAAAAGCAGTTGGAAACTGGATGTCCAATTCTGCTTGATTTTGATTTCAGATATAGTTATGATGTTGAGACGCGACAGCATACAAAGGACCACATCGTAGATATTATTGCGGGGGTGTATTTGGAACTACTTAAGGAAATCTTCATTTTCGTGGAAGATAAGACATTTCCTGTTTATGTTTTTGAAAAACCAGACGTAAATAGGTTAGCCGACAAATCTTTGACAAAAGACGGTATTCATATTATTATTGGTATTAAAATGGAACATTCTTTGCAGATGCTTTTGCGTAAGAAGGTTTTGGAAAAGATTGGTGAATATTGGGACCTTCCATTGTTGAATGGATGGGACTCTGTTTTGGACGATGGTATCAGCAAGGGCGTTACAAATTGGCAGGTATTTGGCTCAAGAAAGCCTGGAAACATGGCTTATGAATTGACGCAGTATTATGAGATTAATTATGATCCATCAGATGGTGAGCTTATGATGCAAGAAAAAGATTGTAAAGATGATTTTGATATTTCAAAAGATTTACATAAGTTATCGGCTAGATACACAGAGCATCAATCGTTTGAGTTGAATCCCAAAATAAAAGAAGAGTATGAAAAAATTAAAGCTCAGCCCAAAGCAAAGCGACCAACAACATCAACAAAGCTCCTTTTAAAGGTTGAAGACGATGCAGACCCAAATGAAGTTCCTGTGATTAGCCTTAGTGATATTACGAACGCAACAGTTTTGAAACGAGCTATAGAGAATATGTTGAATGAGATAACTACGAGTGAATATATCGTAAAAGAGGTTCATGAATTAACTCAAATTTTACCAGAAAAGTATTATGAGCCGGGTTCTCATTTATTAAACACAAAAGTTGCATTTGCTCTGAAACACACAGATGACCGTCTCTTCTTGTCTTGGGTTATGTTGAGAAGCAAAGCGAGCGATTTTGATTATGCAACAATTCCAAATCTTCATATTAGATGGAAGAAGGATTTTAAAGAAAGACCGGATGGTGTTACAAAACGTTCTATATTGTATTGGGCCAAGCAAGATGCACCTGATGCTTATCTTAAAGTAAAGAAGAATACAGTAAAGCATTTTGTTGATGAAACATTGCTTACTCCAACTGATTATGATTTTGCAATGGTTCTGTACCAAATGTTCAAGGACAAATATGTTTGCACGAGTGTTGCAAACAAGACGTGGTATGTTTACAGGAATCATCATTGGGAGCTGGATAGAGGCAATTCTCTAAGACTTGCAATTTCGCGTGAAATTTATAATTTGTATCAGGATAAACAGCGTGAAATGACTGAAGAGATGTTGCATTTTGATCCAACAGATGAGCGATATGAAGATTGCAAAAAGAGAATCAAGCATGTATCCGAGGTGTCAAACAGACTGAAGAAGACGAATGACAAGAGCAATATTTTCAAGGAGGCTTCAGAAATCTTCTATGATAAGGAGTTTGTGAGCAAGATGGATGAGAACCGCTACTTGATGTGCTTTTCAAATGGTGTTGTTGATATTAAGAACAAGATTTTCCGCGATGGTTATCCTCAAGATTACATTACAAAGACTACTGGAATTGATTACAAGCCATTTGATCCGCTCGCAGATGCAGTTATTGCTGCTCAAATCTTGACTTTTATGGAGCAGCTATTCCCAGATAAAGAGCTTAACCGATATATGTGGGATCATCTTGCGTCGGTTCTTATTGGTGAAAACATCAACCAAACCTTCAATATTTACCGCGGAAATGGTTCAAATGGAAAATCTCTTCTTACTGATTTAATGAATATGACTATTGGCGAATATGCTGGAACAGTTCCAGTGACGCTTATTACGGAGAAACGTGTAAGTGTTGGTGGAACATCTTCGGAGGTAATGCAATTGAAGGGTGTGCGTTATGCAGTTATGCAAGAACCCTCAAAGGATGCAAGAATCAATGAAGGTATGTTGAAACAATTGACAGGTGATTCAAAAATGCAAGCTCGTGCGTTGTATTGCGAAACGGAGACGTTCAATATCCAATTTCAATTGGTTGTATGTACAAACACTTTGTTTGAGGTTGTGAGCAATGATGATGGAACGTGGAGACGCATTCGCATTGTTGAGTTTATGTCCAAGTTTGTGAATCCTGAAGACCCGGTGATTGATGATACTCCTTATCAGTTTCCCAAGGACCCAATTTTGAAGGAGAAGCTGCCAACTTGGGCTCCAGTATTTGCGAGCATGTTGGTGAAGCGAGCATTTGAGAACCAAGGAATTGTAAAGAACTGTGATATCGTCATGTCTGCATCAAACAAGTATCGCCAGGGCCAAGACCACATTGCCGGGTTTGTCGCAGAAAGAATTGTGCGAAAGGATGGACAAAAGATTAAGCGTGAGACATTGACTGCTCAGTTCAAGTCTTGGTTTGAGGCCACTCAAGGTTCTAAGAAGGCTCCCAAGGGTGTTGAGTTGTTTGAGTACATGGATAAGAAATTTGGAAAGGGGCGAAAGGATGGCTGGTTGAATGTGGAGTTGTTGTATGATGATGGCGATGAAATGGACCAACTAGACGATGATTCTACCTAATAAACTTTTAAACTGAAAAATATACAAATATAATTTTTTTGTATATTTTATACTACTGTGGTGTAAGCATTTTTTGGAAGCAAGCTATTAATTCTAGTAATTCCATTGTAAAGGAAACTTACAACATAAACAACAACAAAGGGATATATTATAAACGCAATCAATATTAAAAACTTTGTTAAAAAGCTATAATTGCTTCCGGCCAAAATCATACCAAAAACATATACAATTATAAGAATTATGTATATCCATTTTAATAAGATATACCAGTTGTTCAAGTTATCTAATCCTTGTCCTTCATAAAATGATTTTCTATCGCTTGTGACTGTATCTGTATTTATAGCATCTATTTTCCCTTGTAAAATACTATTTTCAAGTAAATATTTTTCGTATAAATTAAATGCGTTTGTATATGATGTATGCAATGAATCGTATGTTTTTGTTAAAGTTTTTAACTTGTCGGCTGCACTTGTAAATGCTGTTTTTGCTTTAGTTGTAGTAGTTTTTGCTTCAGCCGAAACTTGAGTCGTAAGATATTTTCTATATCCAGCTTCGCCTTGAGTATAAGTATAATATTCCTTTGCAGCATTATTCAATTGTGCGGAAGAAGTATTAACATTTGCTTGTGCATCTAAAAACTTTTGTTTGAGTTCTTCTGCATGCCGCGTTCTTTGACAATTTGGTCCACATGTTAATGCATCAGCAGATTGAGAAATCATTTTATTTATTTGAGTAGTTGTTTGTTGAAGTTTAAGTTGTTGTTCTAATTGTTGTGTAGCGGATTGGCATTGGTTATCTGGCATTGTTGTTATATTATATTATTATTAGTTTTTAAGAATATAATAAATATAAGGCTAAACTGTAAAATTTATTTCTTAAATTATAGATTTGTTAATGAGTTGTAAGCAGATGCGACACTGCCTGTGGCAAAATTAGTAGCACTGCTGACCGCACCACCCAATGCATCAACCGGGTTAAAGATTCCAGAAGCTGATGCTGATGATGTTGAAGCTGCCCCAGAAGAAACGCTTTGGGCACTCGCAGGATTGTATGGTTTAACTCCGGTTGGCAATTTGCTATTAGGAATACATTTATTAGTTGGTGATGGAACGTATGTAAAACCTGTGTCGCAACATTCTTGAGCAACACACGTTAAACCAGGTCCCTTCCATGGGTCAATCCAACCTCCCACGTTAAGATCAACCTGAGGCTTCTCTGGTGGTTCTTTGCCCCAAACATATTCATCATACATCATATTATCGCGTGAATATGCATCCAAAAATTGTCTCCAAATAATAACAATTGCGACAACAACAACAATTATAAATAAAAAGACATAAATAGAATGTGGTAAAATATTGGCATTTGCTAAAACCGCCAAAATAATAATTGGAATGCAAAAAAACGCGACAGTTTTCATTATATTAGTATGAGTTGCATATTTTTCTCCATAATATGTATTAATTTCAACAAGTCTTAATTTATTGTTTTTTTCTTCTTCAATTATCTTCAATCTCTTTTTAGATTCATTTAATTGGTTTTCAACAACATCAAGAGCATTTATTTGGTGTCCAATAATATTTCCAACGCTTGAAACAGTTCCGCGGTAATATTGTTGCGTATTATTTAACGTTTTAAATAAACTAGCTCGCATGCTAGATATCTTGTTAATTTGGTCAACAATATTTTTTTGTTGGTCTGCAGTGAGTGTCTTGTTTACAAGTCCAGTTTCTAAAGTTTTAAATAAATCTGTTTCTATATTTTGAAGATTTTGAATATCCGCAATAATTTCAGTGCTTTGGTCTTCTAATTGATTTGGTGCCATTATATATAGAATATATCAAGATAATATATATAATATTTGATTTTTTTATATGCTAGTTTTTTTAATTACCTGTAATACAATAATGAGAAATACAACGGTTATGCCGCACCACAATATGTAGTTGTAATTTTGTTGAGCGGTAACAATCTTGCTATCAGCGACAATATTGTCGTAATTATTAAAGTCAACGTTGGTGTATTGAGAGAATTGGGTATTATAAGAAGTGTATTTTGATAACATGTCATTTAATGTTGTTCTGTTAAGACCCATTTGTTTAATTACAGCATCATCAAGGGTTTCTAAATATTTAATTAATGAAAGTATATATGCCGACATGTCTTTAAGCTGTTTTGCCAATTCATCAACGCTAGCTTGGTCTGCTTGAATGGCACTGGATAATCCGCATTTTGTAGTGGGTGTCATCATATTTGAAGACTTCTTTTGATTTTGCCAAACATTGCTATCAACGTTAACAAAATCCTTACTACAACTATTATCAGATTTAACAATTGATGGGACTCCATTTACAACGCTTATCATGGGTTTTGAATACTCAGTTAATAATCCAGAATAATCAACATAACCGGCTTTTCCTAGATTTCCCGGATATCCTTTTGAAGTAACTTTATATATTGCATTAACGTCAGCATTTCCATAAGTTTTATTATCTAAAAATGTAGATGTTGGGTTTGCTTCTCCATATTTAGTTGATTCTGTTAAACTATTGCTTAAGAAACATTTTGAACTTCCAGCAGTTCCTCCTTGTAATGCAAAATATTTGCTTCCTGAAGCAATAGCAGCTTGCTGACAAGAATCAACAGTTTGATCCATTGGTGTTGCATTTTTTGCTAATATAGCATCATCAGCTTTTTGCCATCTATTTGAATCTCTTGATGGCGGTGAACCAGAATTTCCAACTATACCTTCCGCCGGGTTTCCAAGTCTCATATAAATTTTATTTGAATCTGTTGGGTCAGTAACTAAATCACCTCCTCTATAAGGTTGTGGTCCTTCAGCCCACGGTTTTATAACTTTTGGACTAGGTGTCATTGCAGGAGATGCCTCATTATCTTTATAACAACCAATAAATTTATTAATAGATTGAACCTGATAAATTGCATTGGCCCATCCACCACCAACAACTTGGTTTTGACCATTTACAGATTGACTTCCACTTTTTCCATATTCTGTTGCTTGAGTAAAATCATTACTTAGTGCACATTGTGCGTAACCATTATTTCCACCGCTATACCATTGTAAACCAAATAATTTAAACCCCCCATCAACGGCAGCTTTTTTACATGTTTCATAAGTATATGTTCGGCTTCCACCGTTTGCAAATGTAGGCATAGCACGATTTGGGCTATCGCCATAGTTGCCAACAAATTGTGCATCTGGTGTTTGATATAATGCATTAGTAGCCTTACCTCCATATAAATAACCATCAGAAGCTTGACTGCAGTTTGCTCCAGCAGCTCCGTATTTTTCAGCAGAATTTAAATCGTTTGTAATTGCACAAGTCGCCTTTTGCGTTGTAGAATTTGCTTGGCTTAATGCAAAATATTGTTTTCCGTTGTTTATTGCAGCAACTTGGCATTGATCATATGTATATTGTCCGGTCATTTTTGGAGATATTGCTGGAGTTGGACCACTATCCTTGTAAGCACCGACATATTCAGAACTTGCACTAGACGTAACTTGGTTAACAAAAATATTTTTATTAAGAATTGAACCTGGAACAACCTTTTGATTGTTTTTAAGATAAGTGTTTGTAACAGTCATTAATTGTGCATGAGCTGTCTTATATCTTTCTAAAGTGCTATTAAATTGTGTTTGAAATTGGTTCAATTGCATTGCATAATCTTGAACGCCTTTAACTCCTTGAACTACCGATTTTGATGAATCACTTGCACGAGAATTAGTATCAAACCCTTCCATCAATATTTTAAACTCCTTTTCTTGACTGTTAACTATTTTATTTTGATAGGTTTTAAATTTTTTTCCTTGTCTTAAAGTTTCCGATATAAAATTGTCAGTTTCACTTGTCATTAATATAATTAAATACAAAAATATTTATATTAAATGTAATTTACGCCTTAAATAGACGGAATAAGTTGGGCTTTCATCATTAAAACTAGTGCTATTAATACAACCCATATAGCATATGCCGCTGGGTTATTTAAATGAATTGTCGCCAATATTATGCAAATAATAATAATTGTCCATAGAATAACGCTTATAACGTTACCTTTAGCTTCAGGAAAAAATAAAAATTTTGCAGTTAATATTAAAGCAACCGTTGTAATAATGAGCCACATGTAGTAACTTGCATTTTTTTGGTCGGCATTTAAAGATTTACTAATATAACTTTGGTCTATATCATTAAATTGGTCCAACATATTTTTAATTTTTACTTGTTCTTGAAGAAGAGCCACATTGTTTCTCATTAAATTCCTATTGTTAGTTGACAAGGTTGCATCATTTTTATTTACACTTGGTTTAATTTTATTGCTAATAGTAATCATTTTATCGTTAAGAGATATTAATTGTGAATTAATTTTATCTAAATTGTCTAATTGTTGCTTAGATTTTGTTACAATTGCAAATTCACTAGATGCTCCAGAAGATATAGGACCATCCCCTTTTCTTAATTTGCAAACTTTTGAAATATTGTTAAATGTTGCACCCGTGCAAGATTTATTTGAACTGCATAAAGCCTGACATTGTGCGGTGGTACTGTTTCTATTATCAGACAAACTAGCAGTTCCCATAAATGTTTTTCCTGGAAGAATAACAAAACTATTTGCATTTGTTTGAGATTTCATTGTAGTTACATATGTTGCAAATGCTGATTTATATTCAGTTAATTTTGACATATATTGTTCATTTAATCTTTGTAATTGCAACACATCTGAATTAAGATTAACGGCCGTTGGCATTATTTATATATAATAATAAAAGAAAACAATACGTTGCACCTAAAATAAATGGACGGACGCATTTTTGCTTACTATCATTCACATTATTAATAATAGCATGTGAAACCATATTTTTAATTTTATAATTTGGATCTTTATATCTATCTTCTATTTTTCTTATGGATTTTTTTAAGCTTTCATTTGCATATTCCATTAACGCATCATTTTTAATGAGAGAAAAATGATTTGTAACAAGATGCGGTTTGTATTTAGGATTTAAATAATAGATGTGCTTCAATTTAAGGTATGTGTCATACATTTTCTATTTTAATTACAATAGAAAAAGTATTATACAGTTGTCGGCATTTGTTGTGGTTTTTTTGCGTAGATCTTAAATAAAGAATAAAAAAGAATAAAGATTCCAATAATTAAGGCTGTGTTATAAACATATTTATCAAAGTAAAGCGTTTTTGATTGTAATGCAAGCAAACCAGACCCATTTGAATTGGAAGATATTTCACTTAACCGACTTTTTAACTCAGTTTGTTTTGTTTTTTCTACAGCTATTTTTTTATTTAAATCCATTATAAGTTTATTCAAGTTATCTATATTTTTTTGAACATCATTTGTAGCGATAAAAACGTCGGCCTGCAATGCGTCAATTACGCCTTGTGCATTTGCGTATATCTGTTGATATTCATTATAATCAGGATACATTTTGTAGTTTAAATATGAAGTAGAAAAATCATCTAAAGCGGAATTAAATTTTTGCGTGGTAGTTTCTAATTTAGATAAAATTGTATCGGAATAAGTTGACATTATATATACAATTAGAATTTATTTACACACAAATTCTGTAATAATAAGCGCTGATAGCCGTTTTGCTTGGACGAATAATTTCGCAAACTTGTCCAGGACGAATTCCAATAATCTGTGCAACTGGATCAAATCTTGAAATGTCAGGAAATTGTGTGTCATTTATAATGTTGTACTTTGTTTTAACTACATTAACTTCATCCTTTGACAATACTCTGTGAGGTGGAACTAGAACATGGTCCAAAATATTAAATTGAAGTCGCTTGATGCTTTGAACAACAATCAAAATACCATCTTGTTCCCAAATATGCTTTAACAAATTTGTAAGGGTTTCATTCAAATCATCTTTAGTTATAACCATCAAAGTGTCCTCCTTTGTCAAAATCTCTTCTAAATTAAACAAGTCGTCAATCATTTCTTGAATGTTTTGTGGGCGCAAAGTTTTTGCTAAAAAGTATCTAATGTAAATCTTATTTTTACGCTTTGTAGTTGGGTCTTCAGTTGTCTTCTCCAAAAGCATATCAAGTTGCTTGTTTTGTAACATAGTATTAACCTCATTTACGCTAAAATTTTCATATTCTTCAACGTTGTAGTTTTGCTTTTTCATTAAATCTAAAACAGTTTTTCTAGACTTATAAACAATTGAAACCACACCACTTGAGTTCTGGGTCGCCATTATATTTATAGTATACATTATCATTTTGATTTTATGTCAATTTTTTTATTTATTTATTGTTTGTAATTTGTATTTTATAAATTATAAACACATGGTTTTAAATTATACCAAATTAAAGTGTTATTTGTTTTACACCATCAGATGGACCAACGTCAAAACTTACAGATTTTGTTTCTGAACTTGAACTACTTGATGAAGAAGATGACTCTGTTGATGTTTCTGTTCCTGGTTCAGCCTCTGGTTTTTCTTCTTCTACTCTTAAGATTGATGTAATTTGTTCACTTGATGGAGTACCTCCGGATTGTGGTTTTGATGGTACAACGGGTTTAATTTCTTCTTCTCCTTCTTTATTTTTTTTAGCTCGTTGTTCTGCAGCCATTTTCATTAACATTATTTTGTCTCTCTCTGGCAAAGCGTCAAATTCTTTTTTTACATCATCATTTTTAATTTTAAATCCTTCAATTGGAGGAGGTTCATCGGGTGAATGTGGCTCAAATTTAACTGGAGGGGGTTCATCGGGTGAATGTGGTTCAAAATTAACTGGAGGGGGTTCATCGGGTGAATGTGGTTCAAAATTAACACGAGGAGGTTCATCAGGACTTGAAATTGGGTTATAACCAGGACTAGCATTTGGATCGTATGCAGGACTAGCATTGGGATCATATGGAGGACTATAAGCTGGGCTTCCGTCTGCATAAGGAATACTGCTATCTGACTCTGACGTGGGTGTTCGCACGCGAACCATTTTTTCTCGTTGCTGTTCCATAATTTTACGCCTATAATTATTATACAACATGGAAAGATCTTTATAGTCTCCAGTTTTCAATAACTTACCAATATTATCAGAATAAGACATATTCATAACTTGATCAATATTGTCTTCTGTTATAATTCGCATTTGAATATTCATTGTTTGCAATTCGTGTATTAACAATTTTAATGCATAAGGCACACGAACAATGCTGAAATCTCTGCCAAATCTACTAATATTTTGTATATTAAGTTTTCCATCTAACGTGGTGTTGAATTTTATAGGTCCATCTGCAAATGGACTCAAGAATAAATTCAATGATTCATTGTATATAGCAATTCCACCGGTTTTATTACAAACAGCCATATAATATTCATCACCACGAATCATAAAAGATTCATTTAAAAATGCGGATGCTCCATGAGCCAATATTCCATCGCGTTCCATTTCTCCAATACGAAGACCACCATCATTAGCTCTACCTTGAACGGGTTGTCTAGTGAGCATTGTGTTAGGACCTCTGGCACGATAGTTAATTTTGTCCTTTACCATGTGTTTCAAACGCATATAATAAGTTGGACCAATATAAATATCTGAATATATTTGTTCTCCGGTCATTCCATTATATAAAACTTGATTTCCAGAGGAGTGGAATCCGGCGTTTACTAACATAGAACCATAAACTTTTGTATGCGGCCCCTTTGTTTGAAACGCAGTGCAATCACCGAAACCGCCATAAGCAGTGCAAGCTTTTCCAAACAAGCATTCAACTAATTGTCCAATAGTCATACGAGATGGTAGAGCATGTGGGTTAATAATTAAATCGGGACGAATTCCATCATTAGTAAAAGGCATGTCTTCTTCAGGAATAATTAATCCTAATGTACCCTTTTGTCCAGCACGACTTGCCATTTTGTCTCCAATTGCGGGTATGCGTTCTTCGCGAATACGAACTTTTGCAATACGTGTGCCCTCTTCTCCTTCTGTAATAAATGACTTGTCTACAAAGCCAAGTTGGCCCTTCTTTGGAAAAACAGATGAATCAATAACAACGTCTGAATCAAGAGAATTGGAAGTTACTTTTCCAATAACAACCATTTTATCATTTAGAGGAGTATCTTCTTTGATTAATCCGTATTTATCAAGATAACTGTAATCAAATCCGGCTTTTAATCCAGTAACATTTTTAGTTTGAACGTCAGCAAAATAAGAGTTTGTCATAGATCCAGATATTTTAGAACTTTCTTCTCTCGCTTCATACATAGAATAATATGTTGTTCTAAAAATTCCACGAGCCACAGAGCCTGCATTAATCAAAATAGCGTCTTCCACATTATATCCAGTATAAGACATAATTGCAACTATTGCATTAACACCATATGGCATTTCCTCATTGTTGATGTAGTCCAAGTATTTAGACTTTAATAAAGGAATTTGTCCAGAGTTTAATATAACACCCATTTTATCAATGCGAGATTGAAAATTAGAATGATAAACAGATACAGCTTGTTTGCTTTGACCGCATGAGAAAGAATTGCGAGGAAGTGGATTATTTTCAGGATAAATAATTAGATTTCCCATGACGCCTAATATGAGAGAAGGGTCAATTTCAACATGTGTGTAATATTTGCTCTTTTTCATGTCATCTTTATTTGTGGCTATCAATAACCCCTCTTCTTCAGAAGTATCAACATATTCAAGTGCAGATTTATCTTTTTCAAATTCTTTTTCAATAGATTCAATACTTTTAAGGTCAGGATATAGCTCATCAATGTCGTAAATAATATTTTTTTTAATGCTAAATTTTTCAATAGCTTTTTTATGAAATCCACTAACAGCTTGTTCCCATGTATATTTGTTACTGTTAATCAACTCAATAATTTCAGGTCGGTCATAACTAATTTTATTAGTTTTTGAGTCAATGTAATAGATTGGTCTGCTAAGTCTTCCAGAGTCTGTGTAAATAAAAATTTCGTTATTTTCGTAATTAAAAGACACACTTGTAAATGCCGGAATAAGACCATTTCTCCTGAACATTTTAATTGTTGCAATTGTTTCAATTGGGTTATCAATTACACCAATCCAAACCCCATTTACAAAAATCTTGGTTGAGTTTCCAAGAAGTTTTGGAGTACATTCTTGAAGAATTCGCATAGTTGTTTTAGATCTCATCCATTTAATCATTGGTACAGATGACGCACCGCTTGTTACAAAAGTGCTTATAGCCATATGTTTGTGCAACCCGATGTTTCCACCATCAGGCGTATCAACTGGGTCAATATAACCCCATTGACTAGAATGTAATAAACGAGGACCAACAACCTTTGCACTTGCATCCAATGGAAGATTAAATTTACGAAGTTGAGAGATAAAAGTATTCCAAGACAATCTATTTAAATCCTGAACAACACCAACACGTTTTGTGTGTTCTTCAGAACCCCAATTTCCTTTAAATGCTTTTCTAAAACCACTTTCAATAAGTCTCTCTTTAAAAAAAAGACCAGTATTATTTTCAATCAAATTGAGGAACGCTTCACCTTCATATTTTCCCTTGTGAAAGTAGTGTTCTTTATCAATCTTTAGTGAAATATCTCTCTTTTGAATCAAATAATATTCTCTGAAAAGGTCATAAATGAGAGAACCGGAAAGTTCAATGCGTTTAAAGCGAAAGTTGTCGCGGTCGGTAGGTTTATCTTCCTTTGTGAATACTCGCAACATACGATTTACCATATAACCAACAAAATATGCTTTTTCCAAAAAGTTTTGTTCACCAATATGAGGTAAAAAATAATTCATTAGGATGTCTAATGTGCCAGTAATTGTTCTACGTTTTGTGAAGGATGCAATATAACGTAATGCAGTTTCCTGGTTAAATATTTTATTTGCATCATGAATGGATGGTATAAACAAATCAACGTAAGATTCGTTTTTTTCCAAGTCTAATAAACAGGTTTCAATAATGCTTTTATCTGATACGATGCCTAATGCTCTCATTAAAATAAATAGAGGAACTGGTTTTCTAACATTTGGAACTAGAACAACAATTTGATTATTTGATAAAGTAGTGCTTGGTGCAACAATTTTAACGGCCATGGTACGAACTGGTTTTGATGCATCTTCTGAAACAGACCTTATCTCAGCAGAGTGACTATATGTTTCATCTGGTTTGTTTGCACGAATATAAAGCATATTGTCTGCGAATTTTTCTTGGCAAACAATGGATTTTTCTTTGCCATCAATAATAAAATATCCTCCATAATCATTTCTACATTCGCCCATATTGAATCGCACGTCTTTTGCTAATGATTTTAAAATGCACAACTTTGATTGAAGCATAATAGGAAATCGGCCTAGATATATTTGTTCCAAAGTAACAGTTTTTTCTTTTTTCTCTCCTCCTTCATAATATATAAACTCAACTTCAACGTCATAATGGATAGTTATGCCATAGGTCATGTTACGAAGACGAGCGTCATTTGGATACATATAATGAGCGTAATTGTCATCGTATATTATAGGTTTTCCAAAGTAAATTTTTTTCCCTTCTTTTCCACCTAAATATAATAAACATTGATTGCGAGCTTCTTCTCCCTTTTTTTCTGCGTCTTCTTCTCTCTCAATAAATCTGATAGGATTATTTTCGCGAAACACTCGGTTTATTCCATTGTCAAAAAAATCATTATAAGATTCTAAATGATGTGCAACCAAGTTATATGGGTTATCCTTGAAATATTTGTCAATTAATTTCCATGATATTGATTCCATGTATATAATATATAAATAGTCTTATTTTTTTATAATATTATTCCTGTTAATAATATTATATTTTATGTTGCAGTATATTTAATTTGCTGAGGATGAAGTTGTATCTGTGGTTCTTTTTCTAGAACCATTTTTTGTTGTTGTCTCTCGGTGTTTGTGTGTCTTGTGCTTCTTATAAGATTTTGTTGTAGTAAATAAAGTCCATGGTTGAGTGGGTCTATCGTGTAAAAATGGTTTTAAGTAGTTCCATTGTCTTCGTTTATTACAAAAATCATTTACAATAAATGGGGTTCCACAAGAGTTTCCAAATCTACCCATGAAAGCCATATTTTCTGTTAATTTGGAATCACCAGCACATCCATCAAGAGCTCCTCTAGGTTGGTGAGGTTTTGGTCTTGAAGGATCTGACATGTATTCACGTGCATCTAAATCGTAGTGAGAACAAACTGTTCTAGAACAAGGGTTTTCTTTGTCTAAATAAACATCATAGTGGTCTGCAATTAACTTCATAGCAAGATTAATATTTAATTTACCCTTGTTTTCATCCATTAAATCTGCAAGACGAACGCGGCGAGCACCCTGATGTCTTCTAGTGTCATCAAAACCAGTGTCGGAGCATTCTTTGTTGCGAATTTGAGGGTCATATGCCGCATTAAATCCAATAAAATATCCATTTTTTGTTCTCTCTACATTATAATATTTAAGACCCAATTCAATTCGCAAGATTTCATTTGTTTTGGTGTCACCAAACAACCATGAGTTGGCATAGTCACCCGAGTTTCCATCTAAAAGTATTTTAACATAATCATCCATAGTATCACCATATTGCATAGCTTTACGAATTCTGAATGCAATAGGATAGTTATTTTCGTATGCATGAAAACCACCAATGGTTGTTTCTGTTCCAATAATTCCAGCAGAAGTTACAAAAAAATCAGTTCCGCTCCAAATCCAACAAGCACAGCATTGCATAACAAAACGATGACCTTTTGTGGGGTTTAGATCTAAAATAACTCTCATGTATTGACCGTCTAAGAAATTGGCAAAACTATTGTGAGCCACGACGATTTTGCCGTCTTCTGTCCAATCACCAACAGCAATAAATGCACTGCAGTGATCGGCGGCTCCGCCTTCTCTCCCACCTGGGCCACCAGATGATTTTTGTTGTGAGCCATACCAAGAATCAAATAGAGTGAAAGAATTATTCCAAGCTAAAATTTCAGTTGTTGACGTTTTTGTTCCGCCGGCATTACATCCTTCTGCGATGCCTTCAATTTCCTCGTATAATTCGGGGAAATGTTTCTTAATCTTTTCTTCAAAGTGTTCCTTGGTGGCTTGAATAAAAAAATCCCACGTCTCTCCAAAATCATTCCAGCAAGAAAACTTTAACATTTCCTGTATTTTTTTGAATTCAGTTGCACAAAAATAACCGTATGCATAACCTCTTTCTTTTGGAGAACCTTTTACTGAAATATACATCCAGCCGTTTTTCTCATATGAAATTCCATTTTTAATTATTTTATTAGTCATTATATAAAATAATTATATTATTTTTTGTTATTTATGCTTAATTACAATGTTACTTATTTTTTTGGTTCATTCCTTCAAGCATGCGAGGGTTTACCATAACCAAGCCCATGATAACAAATAAAAGAATAAAAGGAATAAGAACTAAGAACCAAGCAATTTCCTTGTGACCATCCTTGCAGATTAAGTTCAAAATCCATGTCCAGAATAAGATATAAACAATCTTAACTAAAAACACAAGAATTGTGCTGGGAACGCGGGCAGAAAACATGCCCATTCTGTAAACGCTCTTATTTCCCATGTTTTGGATAGCTGACGCAACGATTCCAATAACTGAGAGAATAAAGTAAACATATGCAGGAGTGCATAACTCTTTGAGAGACTTAGGGAAAGCCATTATGTAATAATATTAGAAAAAAATTAATAGCCTAAAGCTTTTGCTGATGGTGTGTTAGGCAACTGGTCTTTATAAGGCAAAGGAGAAACGGGTGCTTGGTAACCATTTAATGTGTTGTACGCACTTCCTAAACCATAAACCATGCTTCTTCCTAAATTCACCAAATCCTGAGGAATAATTCCACCCGCTCTTCTTTTTCTTGAGCCACCAGCCATATATGTTTGTTGGTCGCGTTCAGAAATCATAGTTCGTTGTGGGTCTACTAAATATTTGTTATCAGAAAAATAATTTGTTTGTCCATCTTTTCCGGCAACTCCAGGCCAATCGCTAATCTTTGGCGTCCAAGGACCTCCAACAAATGGAGGACCACCATTGTTAATTCCACCACCAGATTGAACGGCAACTCCTCCGCCTAAACAAGAACCGCATCCTCCCATTTGTAGGCCACATCCGCACCCCCCACCCATTTGCAATCCACAACCGCAATTTCCTCCGCGTTGCTTTCTACTTCTCTTGCCCTTTAAATAACAATTACCTGGGCATTTATGTCCGCAGTTGCAGTTAGGGCCACATCTGCAATTTGGACCACATTTCTTGCAAACGCGGCTTCCTCCGCTCTTTTTCCACCAGCAACCGCCTCGTTTTTTACTTTTACCACCTAAATTTTTCTTAGATTTAGACTTAGAACAACCTTTCATATTCCATAATTTTTGCGTTCTTTTCATGGTTTTTCTCATATATATTAGCTAAAGAAATTATTCAATATCAACGTGGGTCAACATATGTCTGCGACAACACATCTTTTTAAGTCCAATTTCATCCAATACCTCACCCTCTGGGGTCTTTTCACTAAATTCCTTGGTTAAATAAACGACTTTATCAACATCCATATCTTTTGCCAACTTTCTCTTTCTAACCTCTTCCAAATAATAACGATATTTATCGGCAATAACGCCACCACATGTAAAGCACTTAATTGGGATAATCATTCCTTATACTAGATTGTTATAATTTATTTAGGTCCTTTTATCAAATCAATTTTTATTTCTTTTGGTTTTTCTTTTATTCATTTTATATTTTCTGCTTTTTTTGTTTGTTCTTTTGTTCTTCTTATTTGTTTGTTTTCTCTTGTTTCCTTTTCGTTTTATTCCACCGCGGCTTGTAATAGTTAAATCTTTAATAACAACACACCCCTCACCAGAACTTAATGTTTCAATAAAACCTTTAAATTCATCTTTGTTAAAATTAATTGTCTTTATTTCTCTTGTAGGAGTTAGCCCTATTACAATTGGAACTCCAAATTTGTCGGGTGAATAAAGTTCACTAGAATAGTCCTCTGTATCTAAAAATATAAACATGCCAATGGCTTGTCTATTATCAACCATTTCTGGAGTTGTTGGTTCTCTTACTGAACATACTTGAACGCTATCTTCATGTGTATTTCTCTGACTAATTTGACCTTTTTTGGGTATTTTTATTTTAATAACGTTGCTTTCAACAACTTCATTTGCTTTAATGGTAGCGTGCCTTAGCAATGGGTCAGAGAATATCATTGTGTCACCATTATTATATTTTCCTCTTAAAACAACAGCATTAATTCCGGAATCTTTTAATTCAGAGTTAGCGGAGCTAATTGTTGAGAATGCATTGCTTAAATTTCCAACCTTTTCTGGTAAAGGCAAGACGCCAGAAATTTCATGGGGTAAAAGAGTTTCATTTTCTTTATATCCCAATAATACTTCAGTTCCAAATACGAATGGTTTTCCAAAGTTATAATATTGCAGCATTGTAAAAATTGATTGGTCTTTATGAAAGTTAAAGAAAGAATCTGAAAAGTCTCGTTTAGGTCTTGCAATTACGCGCAATGCGATAGTTACTTGATTTCCTAAACGAATAAGCTCAGCAATTGATGGTAATATTCCACTATTTGACAATTGAAAAGATATATACGCCGAAAAAAACCCAGGGTTAGAGCGATAATTATATATTATACTGCTTTGCAACCCTGCCAGTAATGGAGTTACTATTATATTGCCGTCGGGTCCTAATTCAATTCGGAACCTAAAATAAGCACCTCCTGGAACAAGACGTTCAAATTCAGCGACAAATTCTGGTGTTTTAAATTCACCCGATGTTGAAAATTTGGTAAGTATTGGATATTCATTTAATTTAATACAAAAATCTTCTTGAATATCACTTACTTTTGCTGCAGCTGGAACAAAATCTGTCATATTTTTTAGTTATAATAAAATGATATTATTATTTTATTATATGTAATTTTTACAAATCAAGCTCTATGCCGTATTCATCCCTCAATTCAACAAGAAAAGTTGCATATTCATTTTGAGCCCAGTATTCACCCTGGCTGTCTTTTTTTTCTCGCGAATTATTTGCTTCTACTTCTTGGTCGTTCATATTTTTTAAATATTCATAATCATCTAAAAGTTCCATAACTCTTTTAAATTTAACATCATCATTTATCGCTGTTTTAAGTTCTTCTGTAAGTTCTTCAATATTCCATCCTGCTTTTTCGTATTCTTTTGATTGTGCATCGTGTTTCATGCCCTCTTCTTGATGAATTTTTTTATTTTTAATTATTTCCAAAAAGACTTCACCTAAATGATTTGTTCCTCCGCAAAGTTTTCTTCTATTTATTCTGCGAACTGTCTTTGTCCTCTTTGTCCTTCTTGTTTTATTTTTTTTTGTAACCCTTTTCTTATATTTTCTGCTTCTTGCAACTTTACGCATTATATATTACGCCGAGAAATAATAAAATATTTATTTTAGTTGGGGCAGTTTGAACCATAACATTTATTCATGTAATAAAAGTTGTCAACCTTTATTGGGTTACCATCTGCGTCTGTTTTATAAGTTGGACCAGTTACTCCGCCGGCTGAGCATTTATTTCCATTAAACCAGACGCAACAGTTGCTATTTTTACAATTATCCGTTGTTAAACCGCTGCACGCTGTTTCCAATTGGGCGCTATTGCCTTCAAATGCTTTACAAAAACTAACTGCTGGGTCAGCCATATCACTTTCTAACCCTTCTACAGTTTTGTTATACATGCTATAGGCTAAAACAAGAGTAATAATAATTAAAAAACTTATACAACAGAAATTAATGTGTGTGTGATTTACCTTCATAAAATATAATAATATAAAAATCTTATTATATTTTTGTGTTTAGTGTTTCCTTGACTTTTTATTTTTTTTGTTTTGTTTTCTGCGAGTAACGCTGCGTTTTCTAGTTCTTCTTCCGCCAACAGTGGGTGCTGCAACAGGCGTAATTTTAACACAAACATTTGGTGCAACATCTGATGTAAATGGGTCTTCTATTTTTCCTTGCATAGGAAGAGGACCAGTTATATCAAAATCAACTGCATCCTCCATAAGTTTATTAAATGCGGTGGCTGTCATTCTAACATCTTCTACAACATCTTTTGGCGTATTAAGACCGGCTCCAGTTCCTTTGCTTTTATTTCCAAATAAACTAATACCCCCGCCACTTTTTTCTGTTTTCATAGTTTTCCAGCCTTTTTCATCAACATCAACAGCCATTGGATTTGTGGTTTTCTCTGTTGTCGCATTATCAACAACTGGTTTTAATCTACTTTCATTCAAATCAAAAAATACTACTTTATAAACTTTTTTAACACAATCGTAAATAATAAGACGACATTCTGAACTTTTATTTGGAGTTCGTTGAATTTCTGCTGCAGTAAATACAGATTTCATAAATTTTGGAATATCAACTGCACTTCTAAAAAGAATATTTAAATAAATTGTGTGTTTTAAAGGGTTTGGCAAATATGTCCTAGTTTTTTTGTTAAGACAATCTAAATCTTTATCATAATAAACGCCTGGTTTTCCAGTTGTAATTTTATATAGTCCGTTGCAACTTTCAGATGCAACTTCTCTTAGACCCTTTTTAACAGACTCTTTATCTGAACAAGGGTGAGAAAAATAAGTTGTTTTGAAAGGCATAGATGTTACTGGGTCTCCTCTGCTAGACACGCGCAAAAATGTAATATCTTTCTTAGCAACATCTTGACAAAATAATTCACTAATATCATTATTAAAACATCTTGGAGAACCTAAACTGACGCAACATATTTTGCGTGTTAATGTATTATAAGGTCCAGCATTATATGGTGCAGTTACCCTAATATGCATCCAAACATAAGAAAATATTGTACTGAGTGCTCCACCAAGAGAGTGTCCAGTTGTAAATACTTTTACAGAGTCTGGATTTGTAGCGTCTAAATGATTTTCCGCCAAATAGCGACAAGCCTCTATTATTGCGTGAATAGAATCTGTAAGTAATTTAAAAATTCCATATAAATATGATTCTCTCTTTCCTTGCGAGTTTCCAACATAAAGAGGAATGAGAGAGGTTGGTTTTGAATAAGCAGCTGCAGTTTTGCCACTATAAGTTCCTCTAAATAAAACCCATATACAATTTGGCATTCTTTTGTCAGCAACAACGTATATCTCTCCATAATTTGACGTGGCAATTGAAATATATTTAACATTACCATATGCACCTCGTTGTTTTTCTTCCTCTGGAGTTAATTCGTATGTTTCTTTAACTTCTCCGTTTATCATATTAATTTTTTTGGCCATATCATTAAATGCAATAAACTTTTTGCCTTCAAAAGAAAATGTTGGATATTGGTTAGGGTTATTATTTAAATCAAATACAGCTGCGTCATCTAAAATTTCGGGAATATCTGTTATAGAATTCATTGCTGTTAATATAGATAATGGAACAATAGGGCCAATAATTTTATTGTATTGCTCCAAAAAATTTTTATCACTAAAATAAGCAAAACGGGCTAAAACTGCGGAATAAAATGATATAAAATGAACATTTCCATAACTTGACTCATTTGTTCCGGTTTCTTTATATTTTTTAGTTGAAAAAAATGGCATCTATATAGTTATATCAAGATTTTTAATTTTAGTTCCCTTTGAAGTTTTTACCTTTTTATGCATTATTTTAGAATCCTTGTGAATTTTATCATGACACTTTTCACACAATGTTAGCAAATTGGCTGGATGATTTTTGTGGAATGTTCCAGATTGTGTTTCTATAAATCCATTTTCATTAGCAATCTGTTGATGTTGCAAATGATGAACCTCTTTTCCTGGTTCAACATTGCACATTTCACACATGCCAACAATCTTTTTTGAATTAAAATGGGATGTCTTGAGAGAAAGAATGCTTGCAGATTCTGGGTGATACTTCATTCGGATATTATTTGCAGATTCAATAAACTCCTTGGGCAAATTAAGCGATTTGCAAACTTCAAGGCCATACATATTATCTCCTGAACCATCTTTAATTTTTCTATCATAAATAAGCACTCCTTTTTCTCTATCATAAAATACAGCCATATGTTTCATAGCGACGGTTTTTAAACTGACAATTTCCTCGTAATTTACAATTTCATGAAGATGCGTTGCAAAAATAAAGCTGCTTTTTTTCTCTTGCAAATGTTGAATTCCGGCCACAAAAATGCTAGTTGCTGAAACGCTTTCAGTTCCGGAACACAACTCATCGCCTAAAACAAGACTTTTTTCATCTGCCAATCGCAAAATAGTTCTTAATTCATACATTTCAACTGCAAAAGTTGACATATTTTTGAACATATTATCATTACCCAATATTCTAGTAAATATATATCTATAAGGAGAGAATTGAAAATATGAGCAAGGAACAAATAAACCAGCTTGAGCCATAATAGTTGTTATGCCAAGTGCCCTTATTAGACTGGTTTTGCCAACCGCATTAGTTCCATATAACAATATTCCATCTACAACATTATTTCCCAATTGAACATCGTTAGAAACATATAATTCATTTTGCTGCAAATGTTCAATAAGACAATGTCTCATTCCTTTTGCATTCATAAAAGATTTTTCAGAGTTAAATACAATTTCTGGCTTGCAATAATTATACGTTTTAGCAACGGCTGCTTTTGCAAAAATGACATCAATTAGTGTGACAACGTCAACAATATTATTTATTTGGTTCTGAAACAATTCCATTTTTCCAAGGATTTTGTTATAAACAGTTGTGATTAGGTCTTTCATTTGAGTCTTAATAGATGATATGGTTGAAGACAACTCACTAATAAAAGGGTTATAAATGCAGTCATTTGCACTTGATTGTTGAGAGAAAAATATGTTTTCGTGAAGTTTTAACTTAAAGACCGCCTGCCCGTTGCACGAATAAGTCAATTCAACGCCTGTCTGTTTTTCTTCTGATGTAAAGTGGGTTGATTTGTTAAATATTTCTTTCAATATATTGCATCTGCGTTTGGTTGCAACAAGACTAACACTGCTCTTTTCAGTTTCATGAAACTTAACATAATCGCTGCTTCCCTTTTTTGATGCTTTTTTCTCATATTTAATAATATTTTCATTAAAATATTGACGAATTGCTTCAAGTTTGTTTGTTGATTCAAAAAGCAGGTTTGTTTTTTCATCCAATTCTGCATCCACTCCAGGTTTAATAAAATTTATATCAAATTGTTGCATTTTATCAATATCTTCGCATAATTCCAAATTTAGATTTTTATCCAAGAATTTAATAATTTCATTGCAAGAGTCAATAACTTTGGAACAAACATCAGTTTTCTTATTAAGTCTATTTTTAAAATAATCAAACAAAACAGTGTCTTTAATTAGCTCAGAATACATATCTTTAATAACTCCCAAACTGTTACAAAATTGATAAATAGTTTGAGGAGATATTTTTTTCATTATAATTTGTCTATTAATTTTTGCGAGGTCTTTTATGATTGAAAGACGATTTTTAATACTTGATGCTGTCTCCACCGATTTGTTGCGTTGCAAAAGGTGTTCAGTTATGTTATACTCTTCATTTAGATAATCAACATTTGTTGTTGGGTTTAATAACAAATGAGAGAATTGTCTTATTCCCATTGAGGTTACGCATTGGTTTAACAATTTTTCAACAGATGAAAACTTGCCTGTGTAGTTTCCATCATCAATAATGTTAAGTTGCTTCAATGAATGGTTGGCTAAGATAAGTCTCTCGCTACAATTGTCAAATTCTGGTTCATCCAATTTATTCACTAGGTTTGGGTTGTGTTGATAAATAAAATCAAGAACATAACAAAATGCTTGAGTTGCAATTGCGTTTTGATAAAAATTTTGAGAGAAAACATCATAATCTTCAATAAGAAAGAACTTTTCAAGTATGGCTTTTTGATATGTTTGTTTTTCGCAATTGAATGCACGCTTTACAGTGTCTGTTTGTTTGACAGCTGCATCAATTGTAGTAATCTTATGAATAGATTTACATTGAATGTTCGCATAACTAATTACATCATTGAGTTCCTTGTCAGAAACATTTCCAATTAGAATAACTTCATTTGGATTATAAATAGAAGCAAATCTTTCTAGTTCATCAAATGTGGTTGGGCTATCTATATATAGTTCATTAAATTGAAAGATTGTTGTTTTTCCGGTATATATATCAACATTTGCTATACCAATATTTACTTCTTTCTCTCTGGATTTAATTTTATTTGAAACATGAATCCAAACACACATAATATTGTTTGTAATTTGAGTATTAGATTCAGAAAAATAGGTGCCGGGTGAATAAATAATATCAAGACTTCTGTTTGTATTTTTTGCTTGTTCATCTTGTGTGTATATAATAGCTGTAAATCCAGCATTCTGTAGTTTTTTAATGTATTTTTCAATCATATAAGTTGAAAACCCAGCCATAATTACGTCTTGTTTTCCAACACAAATTTTTTTATCTGCAATATTCAAGTCACATATAGATGAAAATGCTGATATTTCACTTCCGGTAATATCTCTCGTTGTTTGATTACGCATTCCATAAACTTCAAAAAAGGCCCCGACTTGCATAAGAACAATGGTATTTTTGCCATACTCATCCGTATAATGTTTTGTTTTTTCAAAGTAGTCTTTAATGAGTGCCATAAGAATCTATTCTTTATTATAATACTATTTCTCTCTTTAATCTTATTTTAAATAACATTATTCACTCAAACAAAGTTATTTATTAACGTTCAGAACTAAAAATTGTTCATCTGGTAATCCAATGCAGGTTGAAAGAATTTTCATTTTTAAGTATCTATATGAATCTGCTGGAAGAATATGGAGGTCGTAATAAAGTTTTTTAATAATAAATAATAATATTGTTGCATAAAATGGGATCACTGTTTTTTTAAGGTGTTGTTCTAAAACGCCTTTTTTATATTTGTTGTCATAAATGGAAAATTCTGCAGAAAGATTTAAATTTGGGTTTTTGTACATAATTTTGTGTCCATAAACCATTTCACCATTGTGACTTAATCTCCAAACAATTTTTTTAAAACTGTTTTTTTTAACATGTAAAAAGTGTTGCATTCTGGAGATAGTGCTTCCGACATTATCTGTAAATATATCAACATCAATATCACTAGAACCTGGGAAATAATCCTGTCGTTGAATGCTTCCATAGAAAAGCAATTTGGTATTAAGATATTTGCTTAAGTCGTCAAAGAAAATTTTAACATTTTCTGGTAATTTATGTTTTGTTGTTTCCATTTTATCGCTATTATATTAACTTTATATTTTATATTAGAAGCTAATATATTATATTAATTATATTATATATTATATGGAACAAACAATAGGGTTTGTAATATTGCGACACGTTAATAGTGAAGAAACAAATAAATATTGGCAATTGTGTTATAAATCTATAAGAAATTTTTATCCAGAAAGCATGATATTAATAGTAGATGATAATAGCAATTGCGAATATTTAACAAATATTAAATTATATAAAACTATAGTGGTTTTCAGTGAATATAATGGTCGGGGAGAACTATTACCGTACATTTATTATCTTAAATATAAAATATCTGATATTGCAGTTTTTCTTCACGATTCTGTTTTTATAAACTCTTTTATAGATTTTAATGTTGATAACTACAAATTATTGTGGGAATTTGAATCAACCTGCTGGTCAACGAACCCAGAGTTAGTTAACATTTTCATAAATAAATTTAACGATAAAGAGTTATTAGATTTTTTTGAAAATAATTCTTTATGGAAAGGTTGTTTTGGTGGAATGACAGTTATAACTCACAATTATTTAACATTTATTAATAATAAATATGATTTATCTATTCTTATAAATTTAATTTTAACAAGGCCTGACCGAGAGGCTTTTGAACGAGTTATTGCATGTTTATTACAAAAAAACTGTGACAGACAAACTATATTTGGAAATATTCACGATTATTGTCAGTGGGGAATAACTTTTGATGAAATAAACATTTGGGGGCATTTGCCTATTATAAAAGTGTGGACCGGTAGATAAAGGACTATAAATTTAATTAGAGGTGTCGCTTAAAAAGTTGTGAAGAAGTGTGTCTTTATTTTTATTTAAAACTTCTCCAGCCATAATAGCAGACTCGTATGTTTTACGCAGAACATCATTTGGTGCATTGCTTCCAACTTTTACAAGTCCTCGCGTCTTTAAATACTTTTTTATATCATTTATGGGCGTGCGTTTAAGTTCCTTATGAGCATTTAATACATTTTTTCTTGTATGGTTGTCCTTTAATAATATAGACACTGTGTTGTGAATTTTGGATTTTCCAAGAGTGTATTTTCTTTTAATAGTTCTTTTAATAAATTTCTTTTCTGGAAGTGGAATTGATTCTTCTATTGTTTGTTTTAATTCATTTGATGCTGGTATATTTGTATTTAATAAAGAAGTGTCAGGAGGAGGAAGTTTTATTTCTGGTTCTCTTATTTCAGGCGAAGTAATAACGTTTGGAGCTGTTTGAGATTGAGGTTGAGGTTGGGTTTGCTGATGTTTTCTCATTTTCATTCTTAACAGTTCTAATTTTCTCTCGCGTTCATTTATTGGTTCTTCTAATATTATAGGTTGAGTTGGCTCAGGTATAGAAATTTGAAGTCGTGGTTGAGTAGGAATAGATAATGTATCATAGTTTTTTCTTGTAGAATTCCACGCTCTAAAAGTTGGTTTTGTTCCACCTTTTAAACAACCATAAGGAACATCTGCCATTGGGGTATAATTATTTATTTTTATAGGAGAAGATGTAGGTTCTATTAATGCGGGAGTATAAGTTTCTTGCAATTCTTCAGGCAACTCCAAATTTACCATTGGCATTGATACATTATTATATTGCGGTTGATATAATTGAATAACAGGATTTGGTGTTGCATTATACGCTTGATAATTTTTTACAGTTCTATTTGCAATCGCTTCTCGTTTTTTCTCTCTTTCAGAATCTTCTTTTTGTTTTTTTGATAAACTAGATAAATAATTTATAGAATCGTGAAATTCATCGCTAAAACTAGGTTTCCCCACAGAATCAATTTCTTTTGTTCTATGTTCTTTAATTCTATTTAACAGTTCTTTTTTGAGAGAATTTGGTTTGACAACTACAGGAACAGCTGGTCTAGTTTTTTTTTCCCGATTCTTTCTAGTTTTGTCTCCAAGATTAAACAACTCTGGATTAATTTTAATAGTTTTTTTAAGCATTTAACTATATTAGCTTAAAAAAACAATTTTGCTAAAAAAACACACTTGTCTAAACATACATTGTTTTAATTATATTCTTTAAACTTTCTACTTCCTTTCTCTTTTTTACCTCATCATTTTTCAAGTATAGTTCAAAACCTTTTTCTAAATCTTTCATGGTTATTTTCATTTTTTCAGTTTGAGGTTTGCAAAATACGCGACGAGCATGAACAATTTTTGTCTTGGCTAACAATGTCTCAATATCTCTCCCAAAAAATTTAAAATACTCTAAATTCTTTTCAAACCAAGCCTTTGCAATTTTTTGATCAGTTTCATCATTGTCAGAAACTTCCCATTTAATTTCTTTTATCTTCTTAAGAAAAATATTATGTAATTCCTCACCTTTATATTCGTCTGTTTTAAATCTCCAAGTAAATCTAGAATCCAAACCTTGATTATAATTGAAAAAACACTCCTTTAACTCCGTTTCATATCCAGCGATAATAACCATTAAATCTTCTTTGTGATTGCTTAAAGCTTCACACAAAGTATCAATGCATTCTTTTGAAAAACTATCTTTTTTCTCATTATTCCCAAGAGCATAAGCCTCATCTATAAACAATACGCCACCCAAACATTCATTAATAACATCGCGTGTTTTGATTGCCGTTTGTCCAAGATAACCAGCCACCAAATCACTACGAGTTACCTTTTTAAATACCCCCTTCTTAAGAATGCCTAACTTGCTAAATATTTGGCCAATAATTTTTGCAATTTCAGTTTTGCCAGTTCCAGGAGGACCATAAATGACTGTGTGCATAAAATCTCCACTCTTATTAAGGTCTTGAATGTAATATAATATTTGGTCTACAACATTTTCTTTCAACTCTTTCATTCCAACCATATTATTCAAGTCTATGAGAGAAGTGTGAATTTTGTGTAGTCCTTCCATATTAATGTTATATTCCTTTGTTTCATCTGGAGGATAATCTTCAATGAGTTTAATAAGACCGTCTAAGTTTTTAATTTCAACCTCTATTGTTACCTTTGTTTTGGGTATTCGCTTAGCCGGAGGAACATATGGTTTTGTTTTCGCGAGAGGTTCTTGTGTTTTAACCATTCTTCCACACGCCCTCGGATGGGGTCTATAAAAAATACTTTCACCTGACAAATGTGAATCAGAATTATTTGTTTTTTTTGATTCTCTTATATTATCTGATGTTTCCTTCATTATTTGAGATATTGTGGAAGAATAGTTAAGACATGCAGAATATACGCCCGTTTTTTCTGGTTGTTTTGGAACTTGTTTTACAGTATGCTGTCTTTTAACTGGAGGAGTTGGATTGTTGTTGGGTTGTTTAACATAAAAGACAAATGAATTTGGATCTGAATATAATTTTTTATCAACTGTGAAAAAAGTGAACTTATTAAAATAGTCAGAATTAAATTTTTTATCAATATTTTCTATTAATTCATCAACTTCTTCTTTTGTTATTGTTTTTCTTTGCGATTCAGTCTTTAAAAAACTGTTATTGTTGCACTTTTCATCCATAGTTTTAATAAACTCTGTATAATCTTGTTTCTTAAAAGTTCTCCGTCGCATTATATAATTACATTTTCTTATATTTATATTCTTTATTACATGCATATTAATGTTAATTTTTACAATGTTGTTTGATTTAACTTTTAATAATGAAACAATATAAAAACAAATTGAAATAATAAATAACCCAAAAATGAGTTCAAACACCATGTCGCTAGATTCTAAAACGCAGGATTCTCCATTTAATTTGGAGAAAGACAAATACATTGAAACCCCATGGAGTATCATTGAATCTTATTTTAAAGGTCAACATTTGCAAAGATTGGTAAGACATCAATTAGAGTCTTATAACAACTTTGTAGGCTATCAAATAAATAAAACAATTGAAATGTTCAACCCCGTTCACATTGCGTCTGAGCAAGATTATGACGCAAAGTTGGGAAAACACTCTCTAGAAATTTTTATAACTTTTGAAAACTTTCATATTTATCGTCCTCAGATTCAGGAAAATAATGGAGCAACAAAGTTGATGTTTCCTCAAGAAGCTCGTTTGCGTAATTTTACATATGCTTCAGCCATGACTGTGGACATTAATATTAAGTTTGTCATTCGCAATGGTGAGGGCTTGGAGAATATTCAAACATTTTACAAGACTCTACCAAAGATTCATATTGGTAAGCTTCCAATAATGTTGAACTCAAACATCTGTGTTCTCACTCAGTATAAGCACGTTGAACATGCCAACACGGGTGAATGCAAGTTTGATGCAGGTGGTTATTTTATAATCAATGGCTCAGAGAAGACTGTTCTTGGTCAGGAACGTGCTGCCGAAAATAAAGTTTATTGCTTTAATGTCTCTAAGAACAACACAAAGTATAATTGGCAAGCAGAAATCAAGTCTGTTCCAGACTACAAGTGCATTTCTCCAAAACAAATTAACATGATGATTTCCTCTAAGAATAATGGTTTTGGGTTTCCAATTTATTTGCAATTGCCAAGAGTAAAGCAACCCATTCCATTATTTATTGTGTTTCGTGCACTTGGAGTAATTTCAGACAAGGAAGTTTGTGAGAAAATTATTTTGAATATTGATAGTGCTAAGCATCAGGAAATGATGAAGGGTTTACAAGCATCAATCATTGATGCAAATGGCTACATGAATAAAGATGATTGTATTAGATATATTACAAGTCATGTTATGTATACACCAATTAATATGGATAAAGAGACTGGAATTAAAAAAAAATATGACTTTACTATGGACATTCTTACTAATGATTTGTTCCCTCATTGCAACAATGCAATGCAAAAGATCTATTTCCTTGGATACATGGCAAATAAGTTGTTGCAGGCAAATTACAATTGGGTAAAGCAAGATGACCGAGATTCATATTTGAATAAGCGAATTGATTTGACTGGAACCCTACTCAACAACTTGTTCAGAAACTACTTTAACAAGCTTGTAAAGGATATGGAAAAGCAAATTATAAAAGAAATTAACACTGGCTCTTGGAAATCTACTGATGATTATCAAAACATAATCAACCAGACAAATATTTATAAGATTATTAAATCAACTACAATTGAAAATGGAATTAAGCGAGCTCTATCAACCGGCGATTTTGGAATTAAACACGTGAATAGCAATAAAGTTGGTGTTGCTCAAGTTCTTAATCGCTTGACATATGTTTCTAGTTTGAGTCATGCTCGCAGAATTTCCACTCCAACAGATAAGAGTGGCAAGCTGATTCCACCTCGCAAGTTGCATAACACAACGTGGGGTTTCCTATGTCCGGCAGAAACTCCAGAAGGTCAATCGGTTGGTGTCGTCAAAAATTTGAGTTACATGACTCACGTTACAATTCACTCAAACAGTATGCCAATTTATGAGTATATTATGCCACACATTATTGACATTCAAACCCTCACACCAATTGAGATGTTTGAGAAAACCAAGGTTTTTGTAAATGGAGCTTGGATTGGAATTACAGAAACTCCGACGGAACTGTTTAACATGTTGAAGGAGAAAAAATACAAGGGCATTATTAACGTGTATGCCGGGATTGTGTTTGATTATAAGATGAATGAGATTCGTGTTTGCAATGATAGTGGTCGTATTACTCGGCCAATTCTACGCGTAAAAGATAAAAATATTTTGGTTACACAGAATATTATTAGCAAATTGAATAAGAATGAGTTAACTTGGGATGATCTTTTGACAGATTGCAAGATTAAAGACTCTGTTATTGAGTATATTGATCCAGAAGAGCAAGCTTGGTCAATGATTGCAATGAAGCCCGAAGAGTTGACTCAACAAACTGATTCAGATAAGATATTTAAGCACACTCATTGCGAGATTCATCCTAGTACAATCTTTGGTGTTTTGGCGTCGTGTATTCCATTCCCAGAACATAACCAATCTCCTAGAAATACGTATCAGTGTGCTCAAGCAAAACAAGCAATGGGAATGTATGTCACAAATTTTGATACTAGAATGGATAAGACTGCTTATGTTCTTAGCAATCCAGCTCGTCCTCTAGTTGATACACGAATTATGGACATGATTCATATTAACAAGATCCCCTCTGGGTTCAACGCAGTTGTGGCAATCATGTCACACACTGGTTATAATCAGGAAGATTCATTGCTATTCAATAAAGGCTCAATTGATAGAGGATTATTCCAGGCAACTATTCTTCATACAGAAAAGGACGAGGATAAACAAAAAATTAACGGCGATGAGGAAATCAGATGCAAGCCCGACCCGAACAAGACCAAGGGAATGAAGTTTGCGAATTATAACAAGGTTAATGGTCGTGGAGTTATTCCTGAGAATACTCTAGTGGAAAATCGTGATGTCATTATTTCCAAAATTACTCCAATTAAGGAGAATAGGAACGACCATACAAAGGTAATCAAGTATGAGGACCAAAGTCGTATTTACAGAACTGATGAGGAGACTTATGTGGATAAGAATTACATTGACCGAAATGGAGATGGTTATAACTTTGCAAAGGTCAGGATTCGTGCTGTAAGAAAGCCGGTTATTGGTGACAAGTTTTCATCAAGAAGTGGGCAAAAGGGTACGCTTGGAAATCTAATTCCTGAACAAGATATGCCTTTTACTAGAAGTGGTTTGAAGCCTGATCTAATTCTAAATCCTCATGCAATTCCATCTCGTATGACAATTGCACAGTTGAAGGAGACAATTCTAGGTAAGACGTTGATTGAGCTTGGACTCTTTGGCGATGGAACTAGTTTTGGTGAGCTAGATGTGAAGACAATTTGCCAGAAGTTGCAGGAGGTAGGATATGAGTCCAATGGAAATGAGATTATGTATGATGCTCTAACTGGGGAGCAAATGGAATGCACAGTGTTTCTTGGGCCAGTGTTTTACCAGCGTCTCAAGCACATGGTATCTGATAAGCAACATAGTCGTTCTATTGGTCCAATGGTTAATCTTACCAGGCAACCAGCTGAAGGTAGGTCGAGGGATGGCGGTCTAAGGTTTGGTGAGATGGAAAGAGATTGTATGATTTCGCATGGTGCGTCCAGATTTACTAGAGGCAGAATGTATGATGCTTCAGACAAGTATCAAGTGCATGTTTGCAAGAAGTGCGGTCTTATTGCATCATATAATGACCAGATGCATATTCACCATTGCAGGACATGTGATAATAGGACAGACTTTGCTTATGTGGAGATTCCTTATGCTTGCAAGCTACTATTCCAAGAGTTGATTACCATGAATATTGCACCAAGAGTCATGACAAATTATTAACAACCTTTTCCAAAGGTTATGCCAAATGATAAAAATCTTTAAATTATTTGCGTCTTCTATAAATTTTTTTTGTTTTTTTTGTTTGTTTTTTTTTACATCGTTTATTTGTTTTTTTAGTTTTACGTTTGTTGCCACCCTTTTTCCCTTTTTTGCCTTTTGCAACAGGTGCGGCAGCTGTTAGCATTTCATGTAATTGCTCAAATACTTCTCTTAATGCAGGTGTAGGAAGTCCAGTTGACCGCATTCTTGCTAAAAAATTATCCCAGTCTCCCGTCATAGCATAACCTCTAATTTCTGTGGCAGAAATTGCACCTTCAGGTCTAGGCAAAGCCTCTACCTCAGCAAGGATAGGTGGGGTTCTTTTTGCCAAACCTTCAAGAATCCATCCGTAATCATTTGCACGGTCTTCACCAATAATTAATATTGCTTTGTCAATGGGATTTTCATAAGTTGCAAGAATAGCATTTAATGATTTAATAATGCGATGTGAGCCATATTCTGGGGGTGTTGGGTCATCCATGCAAATAATAATTGGTTCAATTCTATCTATACTTTCTAATGAAATTGGTGGAGTATAAGATGATGCTTTTAATTTCATTTGTTCTTTTAATGCTTGAATCATGCCAGATAATAATAGTTTTCTCTTTTCTTCACAGGTAAATGGATTTTTTGGAAGGTCTTGTGAATGAGATAAAATTATTCCTATTTTTGATTGCCCAAGAGATGCAGCACGATGAATAAGTTTTTCAATTAATAACATGTGCCCGGGAGTTGGCGGGTTCATTCGTCCAATAGTAAATATAAGAGTATTATCTAAAGTTGAGGCCATATATAATATATTTTTATTATATATGTCATTCCCTTTAGAAAATATTTCAAACTTTAACAATACATCGGATTATTTACCAATTTTAGTAGGTGTATTAATAATTGAAACATTTGTAATATTTTTTACTTTTGCAACAAGTCGTTCTAAAGTTTTAGAACAATGGTATAAGTCTTATAGATTATCTGCAGTTTTAGCTGATGTTCTTATCGTAATGATTGGAATAATTATTGCAAGATTTATATATCCTTTTATTTTTTCAAGGTTTTCTATATGGAAGTTTATAGGACTAGCATTAGGGATTCAAATTACACATGATTTATTATTTTATTACTTTTTCTCTCTAGTTCCAAAAGGACAAAATGAAATGATTGATACATTTAAGAAATATGCTAGAGAAGTTGGAGGATACGCCGTTTTAGGAGATAGCTTAATTATTATATTTTCTTGTTTATTTGCGTCACATTTAGCTAGTTATAATTTTAATTGGATTATTATAAACTTGATAATTTCATTATACTTTATTCCGTACCTTATTTACCATAAATGAAATAAACAATTGCTGTTGTTAAAGTAAATAAGATAGCTCCCCAGAGAGAATCCATAATTACTGTTGAAATTTTCCAGTTCTTAAATAAAGCCCAAGTTGTAAATTCATACACAGTATAGATTACTAGACCCAATAAGAATGCTTGTAACAAAGACTTTTTCTCTCTAATAATAAAATAATAAACTCCAAAGACGAGAGAAATATAACACAAGACTGCGGCCAATAGATTCATTTGAATAACGCTACCTTGTACAGCTTTTACTTGATTATCAAAATACGTTTTCATAGAAGTTAAATAAATTGAATCAAGTGCTACAAAAACAACAAAAGTAACTAAAACTTGAGATAAATTCAAACTAGTCATATAAAGTATCCTGATATTATTTATTAATTTAGCAAATATTTTATATGTCTATATTATAAAATGACATCTGTTGGTTATACAAATCCTATTAGTGCTTCTGGCGGAAAAACATTAATATTGCCTGGAAGAATATCCGCATTGGGTGGTGGAATTCCCGGGTTTATTCCTCAAGCAACATACAACACAAACAACAACAATGAGTTTGTTGAAACGCGTTTCGCACTTAAGCAAGCGTGGAATACAAACTATGCTAAACGTGTAAATAACCAGAAAGCAATTTGCACACCCTTTCGTGCTATTAACAATGCTGGTGATTTATTGAGTCGCAAATATTATTCATGTGGTGGGCCTTGCCAAACATTTCAGAGTCGTCCTGGTTTATTTGGTTTAAAGGGTCATTTTGGTCACATTCAAGATCAATGTGATGGAACAGGAGTTCAACCTTCTTCATGCAATGTGAAATATGTATATGACAGCTCTGATTATATCAGATATACTAAACAAAAGGCAGTTAATAAGAACTACAATGATGCGTCATATGGTGGAAACAATTATTCCGGTGCTCAATCCGCAATTAGAGCGATTAGAAGATATTAAGGTCGTATTTATACTAAATTTTTTATAATTATATCAACTTATTTTATAGTTATAAATGGCAAAAACTTTGAAAAGAAGGACCATGAAAAAGAGAATCACGAAAAGAAATAAAAAGGGCGGAGAGATAATTAACTCTTTAGCACAAATTAAAACAAATAACAATTTTATATTAGGAGAGATTGCTCGTGCGGAGGCAAATGGAGATTGCGATTTTTCTCAAATAAAAGAAATTGCAGAGGAAGAGAAGCGAGTTATTGAGAATGAGATAGACGAGCAACTTGCAAAACAAGAACAAGAATCAGAACAAAAAGAAGAGTCTCCAATAGTAGAACAAGAGGCACCCAAAGAAGAACCAAATGATGAAGCATCAGGTGTTTCTTCTCCAGTAGTACCTATTTCTGAAAGAGAAGAGAGAAAAGAAGTACCCATAATGCAACAAACAATAACAATAAATGGTTTTACTGGAACTGTTGGTGAATTATTAAGTAGAATGAGAGAAAAAGTTATTCAATTAAAAAAGAATGCTGGAAATAAATACAAAACCACAATTGATAAGCTTAGTGCAACAGCAAAAAAAATTTCATCTGATGCAACTGATAGCATTGATAAGATAAAAGAAATTTTAAAGAATGACCAAATTACATTTAAGAATAATAAATTATTTGGTGGCAAAACAAAGAAGATACGCAATAAAAAATCAAATAGAATGACAAAAAGAAGATAAGCTTAGAATTTTCTTTTCCATAGTTATAGTATATATATGACAACAATTGCTTATCATCAATATACGAATATTCCTTATATGAGTGGTAGTTGGGCGAGTGCTCCGGTAACAGGACCTTTAAGCACAAATAGGACGCCTAACACAACAGTTCAAAATCAGCTTGGAGTTTTGACTGGAGTTCATCCAAATCCTCCACAATTTTATCCTTCAGATGGTGCAAGTACTTTTTCTCAATCTAGGGCTCAATACAGAAGAACAAATACAACTCAATTTAATTTTGGAAGGGGAACCCAAAGTTTTTCATTTTTAAGACCAACAACACAATATTCAGCAGATTTGCAAAAGAGTTTTGTGGTGTCTCAATCCACAAAATACACGCCACCTGCGTCATCATCATTGTATATGGCGGCTAAAAGGAGTGCTGCAGTAGGTCAAAGCTCATTAAAGCAAGGATTGCCAAATGCAGCACCACTTTCATATAAGAGTTATGATAGGAATGATGTTAAGACGGCATTAAGAATGGTTAGGTCTGGTGGTTGTGTTGCTCCAGCCAAAAAGGGATCAATATTTAATAGAAGTCTTTGCAGTGGGGCTGCATGCCCATGGGGAGCTTTAGTATCGCAAAATTATTAAAAAAAATTTATACAACTAATATATAAAATGAACAAGTATGTTGTTGAGTTTTTAGGTACACTCTTGTTGGTGTTTGTTATTTTGGCTACAGGAAATTATTTAGCAATTGGTGCGGCTTTAGCATTAGCTGTTTTATTGGGTGGAGCTATTTCAGGTGGTGCGTTCAACCCAGCGGTCACACTTTCTCTTTTAGCTGCCGGAAAGTTGCCTGCAAGTGATGTTGTTCCTTATATTGTAGTTGAAGTTGCTGGTGCTTTAGCGGCGTTCCAATTATACAAAATGCTTTTTTAAATTAAAATAATAATTTATTAAAAACTAATATAAAAACATTACATTAGTTATATTGTGCTTGAATTAAGCAATTCAAGTACAATCCGCGTTAATAGTGTAGTGGTAACACGCAACCCTTCCAAGGTTGAACTGGGGGTTCGATTCCCTCTTAACGCATATTTAGGTATATTCTATGGTGCAATTATATTATAATTTCTTTTATTATAATATAAATGGCAAAAACAAGAAGACATAGAAGCCGTCGTGGTGGCCAAGAAGAAGGCACATCATCAACATCATCATCAATGAGTGTTGGTGGAAGATCTAGAAGAAGACGTGGAGGTCAATATGGACCTTCTACTGCTCCCGCAACAACAAATTCTAGTAACTTGCTTGGAGACATTGGTTCTGGTGCTCAAAAGGCTCTTGATAAAACAAAAGAAGGATTTTCATGGGCCCTTAACAAAGTTTTCCCTGGTTCGGTGACTACCAACCCCCCAGTTCAACCTTACGCTCTTGGCGGCCGTAGAAAACGCAGAGGTGGTCAACCCAAAGGATTTGACGACTCTTATAAAAGCGTTCCTGCATCAATAAATGCAAAGGGTGGAAGCCGCAGAAAGCGTAGAGGCGGCGGTGAAGTTGTTGGTTTTGATGAGAACTGGAAGGAATATGGGACTATCGGCGGAAGCAGAAGACGCAGAAGAAAGCATTAAATTTAGTGCAATAAATAAAGAATATTGTTAATAATTGAAGAATCAATTGGTGGTTTATTTTTTCCACTAGTTGTTTTACCTTGATTTTCATAAGATTTGCAGTCTGTTCTCCAGTTATATTTAGCCGAGTTAGGCCAATTAATTTGTCCAGCACCCGGAGCTCCCAATGGGCGGCCTTTTGCAACACCACCATAATCACCAACGCTTGTTTTGTCTCCAGGCGTATCACCACTTGGATTTCCTTGGTCGCTCAAAGGTTTCCCATTTAATGTACCCGTATTTTTAATGTGACCATTTTGACAAGGTTCATGAAATGTTTTCATATATTGAGTTCTCTCTTTTTGATATCTTGTTTTTGCAGCCTTACATCTAGAATTGCACGCACCTTTTGCAAGTTGTCCACTATAACTTCTTTGATTTATTTCACTCGTAGTATATTTTTTAACATTATTTTTTTTATATTTATCTTTTGCCAATTTCAACTGGTAACGGTCTCTTGCCAATTGACATCGTTTATTACAAGGTGTTTTTACGGCACATCGCGAATTACATTTAGATGATAAAGCACTTCCTCTTGCTAGTTTTGATCGTTGAAATTGTTTATGAAAATTTGGGTCCGTTGTTGCATGTAGTGGCGGAATTTTTTTAACAGGTTCTTTATTAAGTCTTCTTATTTTGAAAAACTTTATAGAATCATTAATAGCATGATTAAATACACTTCCAAAAATATTCGCATTACCAATACTTATAAACAATGAAAAAATATATAGAGATAATTTCATCTTTATATATTTAAACAATTTATCTTTAATCCTGTTTTTAAATTACTTGCGATGCTTCATCATGATGCAGTATAAAATATAAATTCCTAGAATACCTAGACAAGCAAAGTATAACTGAACAATTGGGTCATCTGGCATTGAATCTAATATTGTTTCGGGATTTATATCCATATTTTGAAATGACTCATTGCATCTTCTTCCTGAAACTGGATTAGTTCCACCATTTCCCCAGTTGCAAGGATCCATATTTCCTATATCCACAGTTGTGACAAAATGAGTTTGTGTTCCAACTCCATTAGGACCTAATGCAGGACCACTATTTGGTGGGGTTGGCCCAACAACTTGCATTGTAATCTCTTGACACTCTGGTGTAGAACCTGATGTAAAAGATTGCATAATAGCAAACGGATTTAATGCATTTAAATTTCCCATTGTTCCTGGAATTAACCCCTTAAAATTAGAAAAATTTGTATCTAAACCTGATGATACAAATGGTATATTTCCCATTGGAATATTATTAATATAAATAAATCTGTCCACTTCTTGTCCTGTTTTTTTATCCTTGCATTTTCCACCAGTCTGTAAGAAAAACTTATTTCCTAAAGGACCACCTGTTGTTGATGCACCGCCACCTGTTACTAAAACCTGCACATATTGTATTAAACCATCAATATCTCTACCCATTGCAGATAAACTTCCTTCATCTGACATACCAATTGCTCTAGGATTTTTAATATTTTCCCAATAAGGATAATCAGGACCTAATAAGTTTTTTTCTACATCAGATGCATTTGATAATACTTGTTGAAATATGTTTGACATATAATTTATACCAATATAAATATTTTGCAACTTGCAAGTTTATTTAAAATATAAAATGCATCGGAATTTATTTATATTTTAAATATATTTTTATGGAGCACTAGATAACCCACTAGTTGCCAATGGCTTATTTCCAGCCAATTGAGTTGCTGCTTGAGCTTGTTGATTTACTAAACTAGCAACTTGCTGATTTAAAGCAACCACATTTCCACTAAGATCTTGAACTTCTTTGTCTAGCCCCATTAATTTACTTACTTGGTCTTGCAAAACTTGAATTGCACCGGAATTTTTATAAGCTAAAACAGATGATGAACAACTTGAATTGTCATTTGCTCCTTCATTCTCAAGTCCTTCCCTTTTAAATATTGTGGAACTATTAGCTAAAAATGCTTGATACAATATTAAAACTATAAATAATAATATCAATACCTTTGTCAACATTAATATATATAAACACTTTTATTTTCTTCTTTAATTATAATATATGGCAACCGCATTTTACCCACAAGGCATGCATTCATATAACAATTCATTAACAGCTCCATTTACAGCTCCTTATAGAACATGGAAGGGTACTGGATTATATAGTAATCCTGTAGGAATAACAGCTGGAAATATACGCCCTTTAACAAACAATGACTTAACTAATATTACTGTTTATAGACAAGGTTCTGCAAGACCTCTTAAATGGCAATTTAGAAAACAAACACTCACACAAGTCCCTTACACAATTATAAATCCTAATAACCCCAATCAATACATCACTGTGCCACAAAATAGAGGAACAAAATCTGCCGCTGGTTTAGAAAATAAAACTGGCGGATTAATTGGACAACTTATGGACAGACCTGGAGGATACTCTGTAAAAGAAAACAGAATTGACGAAGTTAATGAAACCTCAAAAGCTGATTTAGATTGCATAAATTGTACTGGAATTAGCGTTGTTACTGATTATTATCCCGAATATTATCTAACCAATAACCCATTGCCCGTATGCACTCAGCCTGGAAATTGTTGCAATGAGCCCAGAAAAGCTTTATTACGTGTTAGACCCGCCAGCACAAATTTAAAGAAGAATTATTTTACAACTCTTCAACAATACAGAGAAAACCGCTGTAAAACTTATGAACAAAAAGCTTTCAACTTTAAGACTGAAAATGATTATCTTACTGACGCAGCTATTCTTAAAAATAATCCTAATATTACGGCAAAAATGCTCGCAAATGCAAAACCTGGAAGCCCACTCACTTTATTAAATACTTATGTTGGTAATTGCTACCCCAACACTGGATTAAGCACATATTCCCAAGTTGAATTGGTTGCAATGGCTTTTCAAGTTTTAAATAATAATGGAATGTTTTCTAATGATGACATTACCAATTTTTATAATCTTAAAATTGCCACATTGCAGCAATTTGTTTGGTTTATCTCTGATCTAAAATCAGGAAAAACCGTGCAAGCAGCATATCTTTTCAAAAACTTTATTACCAACCCTTATATTGGAATGTCTTTATCTGGTCCAAGCAATCCCAATGCTTGCAAGTTAGCTGTCTATAAACCAAGTAACCCTCAATTTGCGGTTGAAGGTGCAGTATCTAGTAGTACAAGAACATTAAAATTAACTGTAAACACTATCCGTACAGCAATTAGTGACACTCGTTCTGGTTCTAATAATATTATTCTTAACTTTGGCAAACCTGGAAATGTACCATACATTTACAAATCCAAAGTGCAAAAATGTACACCAGCATTGCCTCTTATATTCAGAGGACTTGGCGTTCATTCACCATTATACAACCCAGCAACATGCAGCGTTGGACCAGCCAAGGGAGTTGTTGCAATCAAGCAAAACTTGCAGGCGGGTGGTTCTTACGTGGACAATTCACCCGCAGTCTATTAAAAAATTTTATAATAACTATAATTTATTCTTTATTTTCAGAATCATTATCGCACAATGTAACTGGTAAAAAAATGTTTAGTTTGTCAACAAACTTATTATATGGTATTTTATTTTTTTCACACCATTGGATACACTTTTGAATATTATTCTTTTTAAGTGTTTCTATCTTATCATCACGGTTTTTATTTTTAATAGTGTTAACAACATGGTCTAAATGCTCTAATTGTTGCTGTCCATTAATAATATTAGACTCTTCTATTTTATTTAAAAAATAATAAGGCAAATCTAACCCAAGTATTGAAGTAACCATATTTCCATTCACATTAAACTCTGTCATTATTGTCTTTAAAATTTTTAGGATATTATTGTTTTCTATTGTCTTTGAGTAATCTGAAACAAAATTTTTGCATATTAAAAATCTCTCACTCTTCAAAACATTGCTTGCATTAGGCTTTATTATATAAACTTTTTCATACATATTTGTTAATAAATATATTATCTCCAACATAGGTTTAAAAAATATAGAATCCACTTTTATTATACATAATCCATTTACATTTTGATAAGTTAATATATAACACAAAACGTTTACAAATTCAATTAAATATCTATTTACATCTTGTTCTTCAGTAAAATCGCTTAATTCAAAATATAAAAAATCTATTGTCATTGATTCCACACCAATAATGTGATTAAAAGTTGTTGGTTCCAACACATAATCATAATTAAAGTCGTGATTATTTTCTCTAAAAATATTCATACAGTCAATAGTTGCCGCATTATTTTTTCCACAATGCAATGATCTAATATTTCTACCATTAAATGATTCAAAAATATTAAATGAGTTTACAATTTCCATAAAAGTATAAAAATTAGCCGAACTTGCTTTGATTTTACTAACAGAAAATTTTGAACCTGGAACCCTACAATGAACAAACTCATATGGGTTGACAGCTTTATAAATTAGGTCAATGTTGTATTCTGGATTTTCAGAATCCTGCAAACTTTGCAAGAATCTTATTTGATCTTGTGCTAGTTTTAAATAATGCAATAAACTAAATGAAATAATTGGTTGCACCGCGTCTTTGTCTTTACTGTAACTTGGAGTTAACTTGCAAATAGTTTGTTTTCTAGGTAATGTGTAATAGCTCATTGTAGAGATTATATTATCATATAAAATTTTGTTTAAGTGATTAGCAAAATATTATATATTTCTTTAGTTATAAGTTATTTTTATTCCTCAAGTTTTAAAGTTACTTTCTTTTTTGATGCTGGTTTTTTAGCTTTAAGAACCGGAGCTGGGGTTTCTGATTCTTTAATAATGGTAACCTCAGTTGGCTGAACTGGAGCTTGTGTTTCTTCTTCCTCTTTAATTGCCGCAGGGGCTGCTTCTGTATCAAGAACAAAGTTTAATTTCTTTGCTCTGGATTTCTTTACCTTTGCAGTAGGAGCTTCTTCAACAACTTCTTTAATCTCTTCAACAACAGGATTTTCATCAATTGCCTCTGTTGCAGTAGATAATAATAAAATCTTTTTATTCAACGGCTTAGCCTTCTTGGATTTTTCCAAAGTCTTTTCTGACTTTTTCTCCTTTTTATATGCTTCAGCTCCCTTTTCTGATTCCATTTTTTTAATCTTCTTTCTTTCAACGAGCGAATCGTCTATAGATTCCAATGCAATTTTCTCTGCATTTACGTGACTTATCTTCTTGAATACAAAATATCTGTTCAAGAACGAAATTTTCTTTTCATTTGGTGTCATATTTAATGCACTACCATATTTTTCTTTTTTCATTGGTTGACGTTTAACTTCCTCATCCATCATGTTGAATAAATCAATAAATGAACCAGACCCTTCCGGAAGTCCAATTAATTTGGCTTCATCTCGCTTTAATAATTGGAATCCATAATTTTCCATAACACGCTCCAAGTAATCAAAATTTACCAAGTATTCTGGAAACATTTTATTAATTGTCTCTTGAAATACATCTATCTTATATCCCAAACTAGTTACATCATCGTCAAACTTTTCATCTTCATATTCTTTTCTGATTTCCCAGATTTTTCTATCACCTTCGTACAATTCAACACTTTCACCAATCTTTTTCTTTTTCAACATATTGAAGATTAACTTACCATCATAAGTTGTACCAATAAAATACCCATTAAGAGCGGTGCATTCAGAAACATTTCTAATAAAATTTTGGAAAGTAGATTGATTTTCAAACAAGTAGTGAATAGCAAATTGACAGGATGAGACGTTAAAACCGTTCTCTCCTTTTCCATATTGTTTGGCAACGCCTTTTCCAAGTTTTTCGGCATCATTTGGTCCATGACCAAAAACAGCCTTTGTAATTTGAACAGCCTTATCGTTTAACATTGCTAAACCATTGCGAATATTTAAACCACTATTTCCATTTACAAATAATGCACTAGGAACATGTTTAAAATCTTTTCTGTAATTTAGGAAACGAGCACATGCACCATTTAACCTATTTTCCAAGTTATCCTTTGAAATATCAATTCCAAACACAAAAGAGAGATTAGCATCAATCCATTTTGAAAAATCTCCACCTTTTCCGCAAGCATAATCAATTAAAATGTCATTTCTTTTTGAAACGCTTGTTATCAATTTGTTCTTAACAAACAAGTTGTGAAAGTCGCGAAGACCGCGAGTTTTGCTACTTCCTGCAAATTTATTATAATAAATATCATCGTCTCCTAATTCATCCGGGATATCATTTCCAGTACAAATCATTTCCTCTGTAATTGGATTGTGAATAGAATGCCAATTGCTATCAGCGACAAGATAATTGTTTCCAAAATTCGGTTCACCATTTCTCAATTCAGCAGTTTTATCATAACGAACTCGCAATGGAACCCATCTCCAACCCTTTTCATTATTCAATTCATAGCGAAACTCAACAATTGTATTATCACCAAAGACTTCGTCTTCTTCCGTGTACATTTGAGAAATTCCAGTGTCATCTTTCTTAAGCATAATTTTGCAAACACCAGCACTTGGGTCATATGGGTCTGTTGGATAAAATTGCAGAGGATAATAATCATCTGTTCTATCATCAGCCGATCCAAAGGTTGGAAGCTTATCATCAATCACATCTTGACATGGATTGATATATCCATTCTTTTTTTCACTAAACCCGCATCTAAGAATAATTGTTTTATACTCATTTATTTGAGTTGTTGCAGCTGTTTGCAACCCTCCTTGAAAGATGGGTGTAACTTCATCAGTCCCGTTCTGAGACTTTTTTGTTGATACAAGGAAATCAATTGTGTTGAATTGTGGTGGTTTCCATTTAAATGAGTAATCCCATGTTGATTTTCCAAGTCTTCCCACTTTTCCAATTT